AAAGTGAAGGGTACAACAGCAGGTGAACTTGGTGCTACGTGGGTGAAGCCATCATATGTTGTTGGTGAAGGGTATCCAAAAGGTATAGTGTGGATAGATAAAAACGATAAGAATGATTCAACTATAATGATAGTCAATACAGGAGATAATGAATATCAATTACATGTTAGACACGTACTAAATAATGTGTACACAAAATGGGAACATGTAACATCTTTCCATGATTATGAGTTAGAAGAGTTAGCAATATCCATATTAGAAGGTGCAGTTAAAGACGATATAATAATAAGTAAAGTGATGAATAAGGAGTGGCAACGATGATTATATTATACTGTAAAGTTCCAAAAGAATGTAAATTTATGACCAATGGTGATATATGTAATTACTCCCATTCCTGTGAACGTCAAGCCACAGACTTTGAATTAAAATGGTACAAAGAACATTTATCTGAGAAAAAAACACCATAGGATGAACCGAAACCTTTTTAAGTATCTTCTATCTTCTTTATAATGAACAAAAAATGAAGATAAATATACAGAAAGCACTTGGAATTATTACAATACTCATTGGTGTTGTTTTAGGAAGTATGTATATATTTAACACAGTACAAACAGGCTCTATGGAACTTGCTGGTATGGGCAAGTGGACGGGTGTTTTTGTCGTACAAGTTATGTCGTGTTTCTTCCTTGGTTATATGCAATATTCAATTGCAGATTTGTAACCGAAACCCTTTTAAATGATCATATATTTACATATTATAAAATGGCAAAGCGTAGGGTAAAATGTGAGTTTTGTGGTTTTGTATGGGATACACAATCACCATTTGATAAATTTATGTGTCCCAACCCAGCTTGCTGTAAACAGACAAAGTTAATATTGGTAAAAGATGATAAAAATGTTTAGACCGACCAAGTATATTTGTATAAATTGCAAAAAAGAGTGGATGAACTACCTACCAAAAGAAACACCAAACGAATGTTTTTTTGGACACCAGCATACGTTTGTAAGAGAAAGGGATTTGATTAAACGTAGGGGTTTTAGTGAATATCGAACAGAGCAATTAATACCACATAAAGAAGATCAATCCAACGAACTTCGTGAAACCAAGGAAAAGTTACAGATTTGTGAACAAGAATTGAAAGAGGCAAATTCTGATCTTGATAAATGGGATGCCTTTGCAGATAGGGCAGAAAAGGTATTAAAATCTATTTAAGAACTTAAATAGACCGAAAGGCTTTTAAGTACCTTTGTGTTTCTATAGTCTGATACTATAAAATGCCAAAACTAAACAAATACATCGAGTTTGTTCCAAACATTCAACCACACAATACAAAGATATGGTCTGTAATCAATATAAAATCAAGATATTTACTTGGATATATTCGATGGTATCCATTTTGGAGAGAATACTGTTTCTTTCCACAACCAAAAAGGGTGTTTAGTGCTAGTTGCCAACAAGAGATAGTCAATTTCATTCTGGAACATAAGGATGAACGTATTGAGGTTGAAAAAACACATGGCTGAACCTGATGGTAATGATTTTAACATTACAGTTGTTGCCTTCTTTATTGTTGTTGTGGTTATTCTTGGATCGATGTTTTATTTGTTTACTTATCTCCCCAGTACCCAACCATATCCTACAGGATACTTCCCTACATACCAACAAAAAATAAAAATAGGCGTTTCTTTACCATATCCACATAAAATTGGAATGTATGAAGATCGTGTTTATACAGGTTATTTTGATAACGACACAATAGTTATATGTCAATCTAGAACGAATTATTTTATCCACATTGGTGGGGATTTGTGTGTTCAAGACAACTCTGGAAATTACCTCTATCATTTCGTTTCCATTGAAAAACCATCGGGAAATCTGGTTATCGAGATGATTAGCACGGATTGATGTTGGTGAAAAAATGAGTAAAAACTATTGTAACTTTAGAGAAGAAGTATGTTCATATAAAGTAGGTAATGATGAAAAAGGCAAGAAGGTTAAGGAACTTGAGGATAAGTTGATAGAGGCTCAAGAAGTCCTTGTTAAGTTTCCTATAGAAACACAAACTAATACGATGACTTACTATAATTACTCAGATGTAAATACATGGAAAAAGAAAATGAAGAAGGTTCTACAGGAGAAATAGAAATGATAAATTCCTTCCCATCTTATCCTGTTTGGATTGGCAAAGGCATTTACAAAGTTTTTAAAGTTGGGGTAACAGATTTCTATAATAAAGTCAAGGAAGTTTGTGAAGTTTTCTACTTTATGATTAGGGGTATTATAATCGGTTTCTACATCATTAATTCAGCTTTATTTGGGCACGAAGATAAACGCATAAAACAACACGGCTGGACATTAAAGGGTATGAAACAAACAGCCCTCTTTTTCTGGTTAATTGTAGTTGGTTGGTCTGTAGTTTTATTCCAATCGTTTTATGGAATTATATTCTTCTTTGTCTTTGCAGTTGCTATTGGTTCTTATGCGGTTTATTCTGATCAGAAAGAAGAGTTTTATAAAAAATTATTGCCCTCAGATGGTAAAAGTTAGATACGAAAACCGATAAACTTAAATACCCGCCACGATGTAAGGTGTAGATGATGTAAATGACCAAGAAAGAGGAAATAGATAGTAGCCCACATCAAATGTGTTGTCCAAAGTGCAAGGGAATAGAATTCACACATTTCTTTCAAAATATTCCAATTGTACCATTTATACCAAATATGGGTCTTGCTCATTTTATAGCGTATCAGTGGCAAGTCTGCACCAAGTGTGGTTGGAATACAGGAATCCCACCAGAGGTAAAAAACAAGAGAGACTTCAATAAGCTCATAGAGTGGGTTAGGGCAAAGCAACTTGAGGGGTTGCGGAGAATGACCTATGGATATAAGCCATCACAGGAAGATATTGATAACTCATTCCAGATGGTGGAGGATGATATTAAGGAGATATTAACATGAAAAAGTCATATATAGATTTTGTTGCTTTTGTTGAATTCTCAGCAATGGGGATTCCTGTTGTGATAGTTGATGAGATCAAAAAACCAAAGGATTGGCAAATCTTAGTAGATGGTGGAAAAATCTATAGCCTCAGAGAAGAGGGAGAAATTTTGTCAATTCTAAAACGAAAGTCTTTGCTACCTGTAAATGAGGTTTATACCAGAGAAGAGAGAATTCACGATCCAAAGGAGAGTATGTAAAAATGAGGATAGTTGCACCATTGCCCGGAGAAAATGCTGGTGACTTCTTACATAATCTTTACTTTAGAGCCATTGAGAAAAAAGAAACCATAATAACAAACTTCAACGGTGTAACAATAGTTTTCTGTCAGGATGAAAGGGGATTTGAACATCCATCTTTCCCGTCAAATATATATGCTGTGAAAGCACACTATCTAAGAGAATTGGATAGAGATGATCCAACAGGATATAAGGTAATCGAAGATTATGAAAAACGATTCAAGAAGGACTTTGTAGACCTACATCGTAAGAACAAGGAACTGGAAGATCGCATTGAAAATGCAAGGGGCTGGTCTAAACTCCATTGCTCAAGAGATCAGAACCGCACTTTACAAAGATTATTGACAGATAAAGACAGTATTGAAAGAATCATTGAGGGTGTATAAATGAGCAACATAGACTTAGATGAAAAGGTCGGTGAACATCTCTGTGATGCCTGTAAAATAAGAAAAGCCAAGCGAAGGCTTGTTTTCAGTTATAGGCACAATTTATATCTCTGTGATATATGTTTCGATGATATTAGGGACTTAATGCTCAACACGTTCTGGATAGGCTCAAAGAAAACCAGAGAACAGTTGGAGAAAGAAAATCCTGTTGTTTTCGTTAGAGAGAAGAGGTTCGATAAAAGAGGGAATCCACTATGATCCTACCAGAAACTTTATATAGACCGTTCACAATCTAATATGGAGATGTTGTGGCATGGGTAGAAAGTTAGATATATTTACATTTATTATTCTATTGATTAGCTTCCCAGTTATCTTAACAGCACTCTATAATCAAAACTGGACTACCGTTGCAATTAATGGTGGGATACTAATATTACTTACTATAACAATTTCAAGCCCAAAGGTGGAGAAAAAAGGTGAAAAAAATGGTAACATTGGAAGAACTTGAAAAGAAAATCTCTGAGGTTAGACACGAAGTATGGAAAGAAGAAGAATCATACCACCCAGACCCACAAGATGGAACTTCTGCTTGGTTCATTGATGCTATGACTTTACTAGGATATATAGACTCAAAAGAAAGACAGATATTTGATAAGGGCTTCCCAGATCGATATGACCTTATAATTCAAAGACTGAAGTTCAAGATAGATTATATAAAAGAGAATGGGATGTTCTGCGGAAAAGATCACATAAAAATGCTTCAAAAAATATTAGATTTCACATTGGACGGGTGAAAAAATGAGATGTAAAATCTGTAAGAAAGAGGTTGGAGAATTCTGGTCTGAGCTAGACACACATCTATGGGAAGATCACGAACAGGTTCAACTTAAACATCTGGAACAATTCTCCCTACCATCACAGAAAGAGAGATATGAATGTACAGCACCAATATTTGCACCTCACTGTTCTGAACCATATTCAAAGGAAAAAGGGTGTCTCACAACCAAGCCATGTGGATACAAAAAGACTTTAGCGGAAATTGAAGGAATATAAATGTTTGATGATCTTATCTGTCCAAAATGTAAACATGATATGTCTTACATTTCTGATACACAAAAAAGTAAATTCCTAGAGTTTAAAAAAGATAGTTATCATAGCTATTATGATGGTTCTTTTTCTGGTCATAGATGGACAGAGATCATAACCTGTCGGAAATGTGGTAACAAATGGGAGGTTACTAACTCAGATATTTAAACCTATAAAAGATACAAATAATGGGTGACTAAAAATTGCCAAAATGTGAATTATGCAAAGAAGATCACGGAAGAAGGAAAAAGAGACTTGTTAATCGAAGTATTAAGATGCTTTGTTGGGACTGTTGGTGGCAATTAGAAAATGGAAACCTAGTTGATACAACTTTGGAACTAGCCAAATATCGTAAATATTATTTTGATGCTGAAAAAAAGATAAATGAACTTAAAAAAACTCGACAATGGGAAATAATTAATCAACCAAAAAGGTATCCTTATTCTAATCCTTGGAGTGCAATACCACCAATTCATGTCTTGAAAAACGCAGTAAAGGCTCTTGATGATCAGGAAAAATATAAAGGCTTCCCCGAAGTTCTAGGTGATTATTATGGTATTGAAACACCGCCTTATAGTTTTGATGCTTCAAAAGTTCCAGAGGGTGCTATCGCTTGTTATTATCCCACTACTAATATAGTTTACACGAAAGAAAAAACAATAGACAAGCGGGTAGCCTTCCATGAGATGTATCATGCTTTAGAGAGGCATGGCATCATCCCTATGAATTCAGATAGTGAGAAAAATGCTGAGTTCTATGCCTACGCCTGTTTAGCTCGTTTGGAGGGTAAAATTTGACTCTTATAATTGATATAAAGGGTATGTCTGAGGTGAAAAAATGAAAGATATAGATGGGGTTGAGGTTATCCAAGAAAAAAACGTCTTGTTTCCCATGCGGTTTTCTTTAATGAAAAAACCAGATCATATTGAAGGAAGTTGTCAAAAATGTAATGAGAGACTTGGACAACTAATCTGGATGTGTCACTCAACACCCACACTTGAGTGGGAAACGGATTATGCCTTTGGAGAATTTATCCTATGTGAATCATGTGGTTCACAATTTGTTATAAAAGAAACGGAGAAAAAAGAAAATGGTATTAACTAAAGAGGAAATGAATGAAAAACTCCTGTATGTTCAGGAAATCAACATCTATTATCCAGCCAAGTGGAATACAGCAAACCAGCTTCAAAATGAGTTGATAGATGTTATTGAAAGATACTTTGAAGGTGTAAAGAATATAACCAGAATTGCCAACATCCAATATGGTGTAAGACCTGTGAAAAGAGAAAACGGAGAACTTATAAGAGAGGAACCAATGACCGAAGATGAATATACCATTTGGAAACATAATGTTCAATATCAAATACCACCAGAACACCCAGAAGCTAAGGAGAGCAATTAAAATGGTAAGTGGATTTTCATTATCACCCGGATATGTGTACACACACGAACAGGAAATGACATCGAAAGATATTCAAGAATTGGCTAAGTCTGTAACCAGTGATGAACTGTATAACAAATGCTTGGATTATGGGTTAGAAGAGAACCTATCCTGTGGATGCAAACTCAGCGAACTTGTTAATATGTACAAAAAACTTCCAACTGAGGATTTGACATGTATATTTACTGAACATGGTGTCTTGCAATCTGCATGTGCTGGTAATGGTTACGATCATCGTATGAATAGGGAAAAGATTTGCAGAGCATTTGGTGTGTTGGTGTTGGATAAAGCATATAAGAACAATAAGTCAGTATCGTTTGAAATAGGTTGATGTGAAATTAACATGAAAGTAACAATCATAATTGAAGATTTTAACAAGGAACTTGAAAAAGATACACTGGAATCTAGAATGGTAGATGTTAGATTAGAGTGTATCAAGAAAGAGTTTGAGAATAATGACATACCTGTAACCATAGATGATAAGAAGGACTTTATGGATAGAATGGGTAAGGAAGTAAGTGATGTCATAATTCGTCTTTTTGAGGTGTACGGAAAATAATGATAGAAGTCTTGTTTTGGTTTTTTGTTGTATTAGTGTTTATTTCTTCTTATTTTTTCATATATATGGAAGTATGGGAAAATGTTAGATTGGGGAAAGACCCAAGAAATTATGGTCTAGATTGTTGGTATGATGATAAATTGAGATGCAATCCAGCAAAATTACCTGAAAAAAACCGCAACACTTAAATATAACTTCTTACACCGTAGTAATTGCAGAAATGGTGACTGAAAAAAATGAAACTTTCAGATGATGTAAAAAGGATTGCTCATGCGTTTGTACTCAGTGTTTTGATTTCGGTTCCAGTTGGGATTGGAACTGGGCTAGGACCATTCTTCTTTCATTTAGCATATTATGAGAGCATAGATTGGTATGTTATGTTCTGGGGTCCGGGTATAGCTTCCTTTGGAATGGTGGTGTTGTACCTATTCTTCATAACTGGGAATGATAACAAAGACACCGAGAAGGTGTAATAATGCTAGAAAGGCTCAATAGAAACAGACTCAGTAACAGAGTACATTGGGGTAATGTTTTTGTTCTTCTCTTTTTTACCATTGTAATTATTGGTATAGGTGCAATTTCTTTCTCTCTCTTTACAAATGCACAACAAACAAACCAATCTCCAACTTTAAATCAACCTTCATCAGCAAACATCTTAATAACTTCTTGGAATGAAAATCAAACAAAGTCAAATAATTATATACTTTCAGATATAAAGGTAACGGGTAGTAAAATCGTAAATGGCACAATTTCATCAGGAACAACAATCACCACCACAAGGATCGACTTTTTATCCCATTTGAGTAATAAGACTGTTGTATATACTTCTCTAGCAGATAAAATCACATTGAAAACTACAGCAAACCCTTATGGTCAAGAAATCACATTGGCAAGACCATTAAAATGTAGTGCTATTGTGAATGGTGTCACTTATAGTATAAAAGTTGATATTTATCCACTGACGAAACTTAGAAACAAAGATTTAATATATATTATTTGGATCAATGATTACTATTGGTGGGGTGGTGCATAACCACAACATTTAAATACCACATAGAATAACATATCGTGTTGATTTATCATGGCTGAAAAGCTACCAAGTTGCTATGGTGAATATACAGAAACAACCAAATGTGATAAATGTCCCTTGGGTTCACTCTGCTTAGAGCAAAAAGAATGGGACGATGCCGATTCTGAAGAGACAGGAGAGGAAATAGATGAGTGTCCTTAGAAGAAAGGTAAGAATTTCCTATGAGGAAGAGAGAATCCCAGAGGGGAATGTCAGATGCCCTAGTTGTAAGGGAACTGGTCGATATAGGTTCAGGTGGAGTGAGCCAAGTGGATTAAATGATCCATCTGTGAGTGATTATCGAAGATGTTTCCGATGTATGGGTATGGGCTATATTCCAATTAGTGAACTGAAAAAAGGGGAAAAATCGGAAGAATGACCTACAAATCATCACCACTAGCACCAGTTCAGTTAAAACCAGAGATAAAAGAAAGAATGGAAACCTTGAAAAAGGAACTTAGAGAATATTCAAAAAAGTACGATGAGGAACATAAGGATGTTAAATGCTGTTTCTGGGGATGTGGACTTTGGAGCGATTGTTCCACAAAATGTAATGGAACTGTGTATGATCATATAAAGACCTGTGGCTCTTGGTGGTATGGTTATATGTATGGCTGTGGTGAGAGGGATGGAACACTAGACGATAGGAGTTGAAGAAATGAACATAACAGGATGGGATTTTTCTAAAACCTTTATGGGTTTGTTTATAGAACATATAATCTTTTGGTTGTTAATGCCTAGTTGGTACAACAGCCAACTGTTTTCCACAGAAGTATTAACAAGAAGCCAATATTTGATAATGATACTTGGATTTGGACCAATATTATTTGGCGGCTGGGCATTTTTCACTATATATATCGAAGTTCCATATTTTTTGATTAAAAAGAAAATTATGAAGGATCGTTATTTGAGTAAGATGGAGTTAAAAACATGAACAAAACGGATATTATTTTCTGGGGAAATATGCTTGTAATAGATTTCACGTTCTTTCTTACATTATTTTCACCAACTCTCAAGACGAATGATACATTTATGAGTTTCTGTCTTATTTTGTTCGTTCCGTTGGTTTTTATTAGTACAGTAAAGTTCTTGTATAAGCCAATGGCAAGGGATATTGGTGAGAAATATAAAGTAAGACAAATTTTAAAATCTAACCTGTCAAATGATGAGAAGATAAAACTTATGGAGTTGGAGATGAAAAAGGATGGATGAATGTAAGCTACTGAGAGGTTTACCAGCCAACAAACAAGGTTGGCGTTGGGTTTGGGGTCAAAAAGGTGGTAATATTCAAGGTGGAAACTGGTACTGCAAGGACTACAGTGTGCAATGTGAGATATGCAGAGAATGTGAAGTATGTAGAGAATCAAAACTAATAAAGAGAATTAGTGATCAATATGCGGCAGGAGAGGCAATGAATAAACTCTATGAAAGGGCTATAACTGCTGAAGATAAACTAAAGGAAATAGAGAATCTAATTTATAACCACAAACACCAATATGACCATATTGCACCAAAACATAGAATACATGATATCGGTAAAACAGAGTATATCATCGACAAAGTTGAATTTATTGCAAGGGGTTGGTGAAAAAGGATGAAACTTGAGTATGAAGTTCTGTTGAAAATTAACACATACAAAGAGACAGGTCTTACGTTCCATGAGTTATGTGACATATTTTCCAAAAACACCAAACTAGAAGTTGCAAAGGCAGTTGGTGAGATGGAAATGATTGGTGCTACCAGAGGATTCTGGATAATGAATAAAGACAGAAGATGGGAAAGACGATATTTTGTAACGGGTGAGGGAACACCAGATTTTATCAAGACTCTGCTAGAGAATAAAGAATTTAGAGAATCAGTAATAGGCAAATCAGATACATATCAAGCCGATTTAGATGGTCTTTTCCACTTTGATGATGAGGATCAAACGTTCTGTCAGTGTCCAGAGCTACGAGACTTGTACAAAAACCTCTTAGAAATACGTAAGGCATACGAGAAGAAACGACATGCAGAGGGTGTTGTTGCTGAAGATATGGCAATTAAAAAGTTACATGAGGTTATCTATGCCTATCCATTAAAGGAAACACATGTGATGGAAACAGAACCAAAGTTCATCGTTATGGGTGTTGGAAATGTACCCGACACAGACACGAACACAATCTACTATAAAAAGGATGGTGTTGTACAACCAGAGGTAACACTTAGGGAAGTATTAACATCATATCATAATCATAAGAAACGGGTGAAGAAAGTTTGTTAAGAAACCTATTAGGTATAAAAAAGAAATTCACGGAAGAGGAACTTGAAAATAAGAGCCTTGTCACACTCCTACGTGAAGGCATGGAAGATGCTGGATATGATGTCACAATCAATGTGTGTGGTAAGAAAGTTTATCCAAAACCATTAAAAGAACAGGTGAGTAAATAAAATGCCAATACCACCACATGTTTATAGAGATATGTTTGATGAAATAGAGGATGAAAAGCCTTGGACATGCCCTAAATGTCAACATGTAAATAAGGTAAATACTGATATGTGTGAAAAATGTAATAGCTTTAGACCTGTGAAAATCACACTGGCTGGTTGGCATGATTCAGAGGGGAGAGTATATTAAAATGGCTGATCTTGAATCAATTTGTATGTTATCCGATAGTCCAATATTCTGGAAGAAACACCCAAATTACCGTGAACCGTTAGAAGTACTTGCAGATAATGAAATACTGGAACGTGTTGATTATATGGAAGTTTTAGATAAATCACACAAAACCAAATTAGTCAAGGAACCTGATATTTATGAGGCAAGTTATAGATATAAACTTGTGAAAGGCTATAAAGTTAAATATAATAATCATCTTTCATTTGTGAATGACCTATCGGCAGATAAACTAGAAATGGCTTTGAAAAAGGCAAATATAAACTACAATCGTAAAGATGATTATCTTTCAATAGAAGAATCGTGGGACCAAATCGAATCCAGTAGTTATATGCACATACGAATAATAAAGTAACCGAAACACTTATAAACAACATCGTCATATTGAGCCTGTGATAGCTATGCCTGTGGAATACGTTGAATCAGATGTTAAAGAATTCATAAAACGCCTTCCAGACTTAACAGTAAGTCCACCAACCGTACATCTTGCAATGCTCTGTGTCAGGTCAAAAAAGGTCAAGGAATTGCTTGGCTACAAACTTAGCGATCTTGTAGTTGAACGGGACATAATTCGTGCTATAATGACCAACCCAGATACTGTTGGCGAACAGGATGAATTCAACTATGGAGAGATCAGAGCCACATGGCGTGACAGGTACTTCACAAAAATTCACAACTTAGCGATTCTACAACATTACGGCTTCTATGATGTAAAGACAGAAAAGAAGTCAATTCCAAGGATGCCAAAAGAGGCTATGGGCATACTAGCTACACTTAGCCCAAGAAGTGTATATCAGGCTGTTGCACAGCTTATGAAGGATAATGTCACTCATATGCTCTCACGTGACCAAAGTTCAGATATAGCCCTTGGAATGGAGAATTCCCGTTTCTTTGGTGATTTGCACAAGAACAAGGCTAAGGGAACACACTTCTGTACCGTTGATGTTGATACACTTGACCCAACTATCGCTAAGGATGTTATGGATCATACTTCCTCTTATAAAAAGTTCATGGTCACGGAAACGTCAGGTGGGTTTCATATCATTCTGGACTTATGCAAATCTGAGGATGCCACAAATTGGCACGGACAGAATGGTGGTCAACAACAATTGGGACTCAAATATCCACCAATAATGGTCGATGGAAAACCCAAGGCTGTGATAGAATTTCAAACAGACTCGCAGGAGCCTATCGCCGGGAGCCTCTACTGTCGCAAGGGTGGTGAACATCACTTCGTTAGGATCGTGGAGTGATAACAATGTCTCAAGATATGTTAAAAAGAAATAGTGAAATATTAGCACTTGTGATTGAAATTCGTGAATTGAAACGTGAAGCTAAACTCATACCAGATTTAAAACACTTCCCAACTTTATTGTGGGCTATGGCTGTTGATATTACAACTATACATTCTGTACGTTGGGCAAGAGATGAAGTACCAAATTCTATGGTCTACAAACAATACCACTATATAGCACCAAATACAACAATATCAATCAAACTTAGAGAAATACATGATAAAATGAATGAATTGTTTGACAATGTTCCAGATCGGTACACAGCACGACTTTTCGTGATGCAATATCTCACCGATCCAGATATTGATAGTGAAGTATTGTATGACAATTTATTCCACATTGAAGATGCAAGTTTTAGACTAATAAGTGGGCAGTGGTTGACATAAAATGGATTTAGAAACCGCTAAAAAATTACAATTCAACGACAAAATATTAATTAAGTATCCGAACACAACTATATTAGGTAGGTTCTTCGAATTGTCAAGAAATGGTTACATATATTATACAGCCCCTTGGACACCACCAAACCAGAAGGCACATAGGTCAATCGTAGAGCTACATTTTGATACAATGGCTAGATTGAAGAGAGAAGAGGGTGAAGTTGATTGACAACCGGATGTTCTTATTTTATCGTCTTTTTATTGTGGGGGATGCTTGGGACAGTTTTCATTGGTTGGACATGGTTATATTGCTATCAATCATTTAGAGATTATTTAAAAGATAAAAATAAAGAACATAGATTGTTTGAACTTTTGATATGTTTGGCGTGGTATGGTACAGGTTGCTTATTTTTATTTTGCTTGGGAAGTATGATGTTTATTGGGATGTATCGGTAAAGAGGTGAGAAAATAAATGGGTGAAAAAGGAGAACCTAAAGAGATAACACCAGAGAGTATAGAAGAGAGAAAGTCTGGTGTTTCAAAGAAAGAGAGACAAGTGTTAAGCAGAAATGCTAAACCAAAGCCACATACCAAGAAAGAAATGAAAGAAAGGCGTATGAAAAAAAGACTCAAGGAAGAGGAACAACAAAGATGAGTGTAATAGCATATGTTTTATTTGGAAAAATAAGAAAAAAGCCATGTAATATTGCTTACAGTGATTTGTGTGGTATGTATTGTGCCACAGCAGATCATAAGCAACACAAATGTTATTATGGAAAAGTACATCATGTAAAATGTTTGAGGAATCGTTGAACCAAAAAATTTAAATACTACCTACGTGGATAGGTATGATGGTAAGCATAAATGACCATAAAAGATTCTGGTAAGTATGTCCATCTTGGGCACAGTTACGACAAGGATTGGTGCTTTATAGAGGATGATAAGGAACTTCAAGAATGGCTCAAGGATGGTAGCTTGGCTGAAGATGATATTATTGTTGAAGTTAAAGCAATCTACAAGATCAAGAAGAACGTAACTATGTCTCTTGAACTGGACCAACAAAGTGATCTAAGATGAAATACAAAGAAGTTCTAGAAAAACTCAAACAAGGCTGGTGGCTTACAAAATATAGAGGACTCTATGGCAGACCACCAAGATGGCAATTATTCAATCCAAAAGCACCACCAGAATGGAAACAAGCCGACCAAAAAATATTGACGTATGGTGTTGTTTACCATCAGACAGGAGAAAAAATAGTACTGCTCGAAAACATAAAGGAGATAAAGCACTTCCCAGCATTAACATATGCTTGGGTTGAGAAAGTAAATGGTGAAACGAAATGAAGTATTCTGATTTGGTTGTTTTATCCAACCGTAGCACACTCAACAAGATTGGTAAAGATGGCAAAATCATTCCACACGACAAGTATGATATTAGTCGTGTCGAATATATCTCTCAAGGATTGGAGATAGATTTAAAGAAAAAGTTATATAAAACAATATTTGGTGCAGATTCCAGAGGCACTTACATCCAAAATGGGTTTATCATAAGGAATGGTTGGTATCAGATTGGGACAATAATAATTCCTGATTATGGGCTTAATGGTTATGGTGATGGTCTGCTTGGAGTCTATGACCGTACCAATTTTAAACATCTGTATAGTATGGTATATGACGTTGTAGAAGCAAATACAGATTGGTCAAATGCGGATTGATGAAAAATGGAAGATGAAAAAATAATTAGAATAAATGGTAAACTATTCACACTCGACTCAATATTTTTTAACCACGACCCAGATGTTATAATTACAACAGATAATGATGAGGTTAATAAAAATCTCTTCACAAATGCAACACTGTGTATCACATATGTTTCGGATGAAATCAGCGATTATCTAGTTAATGGAAAATTTATAGAAGTTAGGAGAAAGAAAAAGTGATGAAAAATGGACAAAACAAGATATAGAAAGCTGTTGGCATATGCTTCCGTCTGTTTCAAGCATATGACAAATCCCTTTGAGACTATGCACCTTTCCAAGATGAATGTCACCTTGGATGAGTGCAGTGATCTAAGTGAAGTAATAGCCGATGAACTAGCTGGTATGGTATTCGACCAAGACTTGGTTGAAGCCGAAAAGATATTTCAGGAAACTCAAGGGTGAATGATATGAGTGACATTGAAGAGAGAGTAAGAATCCTACCGAAATTCACTGATAAGAAAGTCACTATGCTAGAATATGAGGGCGAATATGTAGAGTTACCACCAAAAATTGGTAAAGCACTTACAAAAGAGCTAGAGGTAAAGAGGAAGGATAAGGATGATGAATACTATACCCTGCATCATATGAAAGAAGGTTTAGATGCAATGCGTTGGACTCTAGCACGACTTCATCCTGAAATGTTTGGTACAGAGAAGGCTGTTAAAGAACTATACAAGTGGAAACCAGAGGAATTCCAAGCTGGTGTGAACTTCAAGGAGAGTGGTTATTACAGTGATGGTGATGAGGATGCACCCTTTTTCAGCGAAAAGTTCTTATATAATCTACTAGGCAAAGACGATGCAAGATCACTTCTGGGTATGTTAGATAGGGCACTTGGCACAAGGGGAAGGGTTTAATTTGAAATGCAACATACTAAAATCAAAATTCTATGGGCAATGGTGTAATAAGAGACAATGTGTTTTACATCCCTGTTCTCAATTGATTTCTGCACACAAACAAAGGTTGGGTGATGTTGTATTAAAGAAAGTATAGAGACTAAGGAGAATATATTCTATCCAGTATATAGATGCCCAAAATGTGGATATAAATCAAGTGTTACAAACATTTGTAGAAAATGTGGTAGGAGTATGTATGCCACAGGCGAATGTGATCGTTTTGATAAATTGACAGAACAAGTTATAAAGAGAAAATTAGAAAAGACAGATATTCATTATGATTTTGCTATTAGTCATAGTGAAATCACATCTGCTAGTGACATGGCTGAAGGTAGAAAGATACCTAAATGGGCTTGGTTTGGGGATAAAGACCAAAACCCTTAAATACTCTGATATATCCCTATCTTCCGACAGTTATGAACCTATCTGATATCGAAAAGAATTGGGAAGTTTCCAAGATTTTAGTTACCGAAAATGCACAACCCAACTATCTTGCATACAAACTTGGTGCTTGGGGAATTTATGTTAGTAAAATGAAGCCAATCGTTACAGATATAAAAAGGAGTGCTTATCAACTTCCGATGCTCGTTGAGGTTCGTTCAAAGGAAAAGGTAGATGTACAGGCGTTCATTCTAGGTGAGAGACAATTCAAGGCATATAGAGTGTTCAAGCATGGTGAGGACTTTTACAAGATGGAAGATTGCATAGGACTCATAGCCAACACCATGAAAAGTATGTTACACCATTTTAAAGAGCCAACAATCTTCTATATAGATTGTAAGTCTGTGGGTCTACGCAAGGCGTTCTATGAGATGGGTGAAAGAATTAACATGGAAGATCAAACAGGACACATATTTGACTTTGAGACTTATGATTATAAGCTGATTATCAAAAAGTATGATACCTATATTGGTGAGAACAACCCGTTCTACACAGGTTCCCAAATATTCACAGTTATAACTGGTAAAGATATGCAGAATACTTGGAATCAAGAAGAGTAGTTCCAATGAGAAATGTTGCAATTGTTGGATCAGAAGGTGGTGAGTGGACACCGAATCAGAGAACAAAAGCTGTAAAAAAGATCAGAGAAATTCTTATTGATGAAACACCAAGAAAAATTGATCCTACTGGATATGATGGTGAATATAAGGATAGGACAGATATAACTCTAGTTTCTGGTGGCTGTGGTGGTGCAACTTCTGAAAATGAAAAAATCAAATTCTGTGGTGGGATAGATGAATGGGCAGAAATTATAGCTGATAGTTTAGGAATTCCTAAAGATATAAAATATCCAGAAATTAACCAGTTTGAAGATGTTGAGAAACCAACAATGTTGAGTAAAATATACCCAGATGAAACGTGTCACTATAATACTAAAAAAATGAAGGGATATAAGTCTAGAAACATAGAGGTAGCAGAAATGTGTGATGTTCTTTATTGCCTCGACCCAAAAGGAAGAAAATGGTCTGGGGGAATGTGGGCAATGAACTATGCTAAAAATATAGGTAAAGAGACACATCACATCATTATTGAGTAAATTTTTTAATATCCATTTTCTCTGTGGTTTAGGTAGAGTACACCGATTATAGCCCCAGCACCCAATACTAGAGAGGCATATACTAAGGTTAAGTCTGCATTTTCACCCGTAGCCCCTGTAGCACCTGTGTCACCCTTTGCTCCTATTGAACCTGTTGTGCCTGTGTCACCTTTTGGTCCTTGTAAACCCGTAGCACCCGTTTCACCAATAGGACCAGTTTTACCTATTGTTCCTGTAGTTCCTGTAACACCTATTGGTCCAACAGGTCCAGTTGTACCAGTAGCACCTTTGGCTCCGGTGGCTCCTGTTGCACCTCTAGCACCTGTAGCACCAGTTCTACCTATTAATCCTCTAATGTTTGCTGTGAAAACCCATGAACCAGATATTTTCTCATAAACAGTTGAATTTCCTGTATAGAGGCAGAAATCACCATTTACACCTGTTGAATTTACATTTGGTATTGTAGCACTACTATACCATGTTGATCCATTTGTACCGTTAGAACCTGTAACACCTTTTAGAATAGGCACGGTGAAGTTTGCTGAAGTTGTATCAGAAGTGAGGGCAGTATCTACAGCAGTAATTGTAAAGTTCCCACCCATTTGATCTAGAGCAGTGACCATGCATACAAAACCACCCAGAGAGTCAGAGGTGATGTTATATGGAATTGTAACCATCTGTGTTGTGTTCCAATATATTTTGATAGTCTGGTTGGCTTGGAATCCAGAACCCATAATTGTTGTTGTCACACCTGTAGATGGATTCAACATGATCGTAGGTGATGGTGTAGCTGAAGCTAAACCCAGAGACATTACGCCTAGTATAAGTATAATAAACATTCCTAAACTTAGTTTGTTAAACATCTTCTATCAGTTATATATGAAAACCGTTCTCATTTATAAACTTTGTGGTTGGTTAGAAATATTTATATGATAATAAAAATAAAAAAGGGAAGATAGATGGTTTATTGTTTCTTGTGGAATACGTTTGTCACTATGGCTACTATCGAGAACGCAATTGCTAACACCGAAAGAAGTGATGACCAAATCGGTGTTGATTCACCATTTGCACCTGCTATGCCCGGTATACCCTGTGGTCCCATCAGTCCTGTTGCACCTGTGTCACCTTTCAAACCTTGTTGTCCCTGTGCCCCAGTTGCCCCCGTTGCTCCGGTTGCACCCGTAGCTCCTGTAGTACCTGTAAGTCCCTGAATACCCTGTTCTCCTTGCGGTCCCTGAACACCAGTAGCTCCCCGTTGCCCCGTTGCTCCTGTTTGCCCCGTAGCTCCTGTGGAACCTGTGGCTCCGGTTGCACCTGTCGCACCAGTCGCACCCGTAGCACCTGTTAAACCTACTGAACCTATCGCACCTGTTTGACCTGTTTGACCTGTAGCCCCAATAGCTCCCGTAGCACCAGTAGCTCCCGTTGAACCTGTAGCTCCTTTAGAACCAGTAGCTCCTGTATCGCCCTTTGCTCCTGTCATACCAGTAGCTCCTGTTGCTCCTGTAGCACCTGTCGCACCAGTAGCACCAGTTAAACCCGTTGCACCTGTAGCTCCGGTAGCTCCTGTAGCACCTTGAGGACCGGGAGTGCTAGTGAGTCCACTGATAAGAGTTCTGAGAGCATCTATTTCATCCTGTAGATGCTGAATTTGACCGGGGATTCCGTTGTTCCCATTATCATTCGTGTCACACGCAGACACTTTAAGACCTACTACGGATACTAATCCTAGTAGGAGTATCACCAACGTCAGTATTCCAAACACTTTGTTCATGTTTTCTACCGTATATGAAAATACCGAACTTATATAAAAGTGTTTCGGTTTATAGGTTATATCATACAATAGGAGTAGAAAGTGGAAGCGTAGATGGAGTAGAAACCCCAGAATTATATTATATTTATATAAGATAACTACTAATATCGGAAGGTTTTTATATCACTGTAATATATCCTACATTAGATGATATAACTGGGAAGAGTGTGTGGGAATGAATATAGTATGTTTAATACTTGGTCATAAGTGGAAAATTGTGAATAAACATCTCCGATATTGCGAGAGATGTCCTGAATCAGAGAGTTTGGCTTATTTGGTTGTTGATGAGTATCAAAAAACATAAATTAATTCGTGGTGTCTAAAAATGGTATGTGATAATTTCACAATCTATAAACGTAAACCAGAAGATTTTGGTTTTGTATGTCTAAGGAAAGAGGATGGTTACAAGTCAATTTGGTTATCTCTTTCTGGTGTAGATGTGGATAAGCCAGTAAATTTTGTAAAAGCAAATGGTGACAGACTATTTGATGTTAATTTCTTTGATCGTTTAGTAGATGTCATAGGGCACGAATCATTACATTCTGTTATTGCAGACTTAGAGAATTGGGAGGTTTCAAAGAGCTATGATAAACTCTATCATAATAAGGGTGCTTGGTGGTTGCCCTAATATAAATGTTTATAAAAAAATTAACCCAAAGGCATATTTCTTAATTTGTAGAAAGCATCATCAATAGCTTCGTGCATGGTCATTCCGTAACCAGATTCCTTTGCAACCTCATCGTCTGTCTCAGCATCACGGAGTGTACAAATCCACAACCTCACGGACTTGGAATAATACGGGTCACAGGTGTACTTCTTTCCCTTATAAATTCTAACTCTTTTCAAGTACTTTCATCATCCTTTTAGCTGATCTTTCGGCATTTTTCTTTAATCTATTGACAACAGCCTTAGAAACATCAGTAATGTTTTCATAGTTTGGTGATAATCCCCAAACTAGAAAATATCTATCCTCAAGTGGTAATCCCCAATGTTGGGATAATTTTGGAAGTAATTTATATAGAGCATCTTCATAGGATATAGCATGTGAATATGCAACTCTACGCCAAATTTTTCTTTTTGGTTGGTCATCATAGGAATCTGTTTCCCACATCAAAGATACTGTTTTTCTAGTTGTCATTATATCGTATATTGCATTATCAACCTTGCTTAAAAAGGTTGTGGTTATGAAACCGAAACTCTTATATACACCACAGCCGTTGTAGTGTGTGATGCAAAATGGATCGAAAAATAATTCCAATCCTTATGATGTTGGGGATAGATATCTTCCTCTTTGGTATGTGGTATGAAATGCCGGGTATTGGCACTTATACCAACGCTATGGTTTTTGCCAATACCTATGAACGTGGTGTTGGTGGCTTCCTTATTACTCTTGGACTTTCTCTAGGCTTAGATAGTGTAATACTCATCTTTTTTGATGAGCTTTTTTAATAAAATATTAGGCAAACAACCGAAATGCTTATAAATAACTATGATGCTTATATGTTTCAATGATTGAACTAAAGGTTAATCAAACAATTCGTAGTTTGTTTGCTGGTTTAGATGAAAGAGAAATATATGATGAGTTAGAAAAAGATATTCAGAAACGTGGCATTTTGGTTAAAGGTGTTGTTGCTAATTCACCTGAAGAGTATAAGGGTACGATTGTATGTGGTGATAAACGTCATACACTTGCCACAAAGCTAGGAAAGGAATTTCCTTATATTTTGGAGGAATTCAAGGATTTTGAGGAAATAATGGAATATGCTAAGAACGATAATCTTCTAAGACGGCAACTCACGCCAGCACAAAAATTAAAAGTCGAATCAAATTATATTGAATGGTTACGAAAGACACGCCAAGAACATGTAGATATAAGAGGTGTATCAAGTGATACACCAATTGGAAATACAAGAGAACTTTTAGCAGAAAAAGTTGGTATGAGTCCAGCCACAGCACAGAGAGCATTGTATGTTATTGAAAATGCTACAGACGAAGTTAAAAAAGATATGTATAGTGGTGAAACATCAATTTCTGGTGCTTATAAAAAAGTGAAGAAAACAAAGGAGAAAGGAGAGAAAGATAAGAAAGACAACCTTATAAAAAAATTCAACTTTGATAGTGGTGTTGAGTGGTGTGATTATGGCATCAATATCTATGAGGGCTGTTTCCACAATTGCACATACTGTTATGCAAAACTAATGAATGATCGTTTCAAGTGGGTAGAAGTGTGGAATGAACCTAAAAAGCGAAATCTAGATTTGGTTGCTTTGGAAAAGGCTCTAGAGGGTATTCCACCCGGAGTTTTCTTCTTTTGTTCCACATGTGATGCATATCAACCTTTAAACAAGACGTTGAAATGGGCTAGAGAAGTCTTACAAGTTATGCTCAAATCTAAACACCACATATTAATTCTCACAAAATCGTCTGATGTTGAAGATGATTTTGATCTCATATCTCAGTATAAAAATGTTGAAGTTGGCTTCACTATAACCTCTCTGGATGATATAACATATAAGAAATATGAACCAAATTCTAGTTTACCATCGGAGAAGGTTAGGGTGTTGAAAAAAGCCAAGGAAATGGGAATAAAGACACTCGTTTCAATTGAGCCTTGGATCATAGGACATACAGACCCACTTGAAATCATAAAACAACTACATCCTTTTGTTGACCGTTGGATAGTTGGTGTCGCAAACTATATGGGATTCCAACTCGAATCTTACAGAGTGTATGTACCAACACTCATAACATATCTCATTGAAAATAACATAAACTATAGGTTCAAGGCTGAGTTAGACCGTGTGGTAAAATCATACCCAATATTAAGTAGAGAAAGTTACGAAAAATCTCTGTCTCAGCAGGTGGGAGATCAGTAGTGATCGAAAAACTTTTATACTACATATTATATATGTTCAAGGTGATATAGAAGTTGCCATCTTTGATAACGTGGGAAGAACCGTATAAATACAAGCCATATGAAAATATGCCATCACGACATACTTTAGATAAAGAAAAGCTAAACATTAGATTACTGGACAAATGCGGTGGTAAACCAATTAGCACAGACCTAGTACCGTTTATAAGTATGAAAGGATTGCCAAAAATAAAACCATATAGCGGAGAAGAGAATATAGATAAATATAATATACTCAAATATATATTACATATCCTAGTTGATTCTGGTCTTAAATCATACGGAACATTTAGAGATTTATGTTGCAAACGTTCTGATACTTTATTGTCAACGGCTGGTTTGGCTCTAAGTTTTGGGTTTTTTGTTTTTGCTTGTGGTAATGATGTAAGTGAAATGAAAAGTCAAAAAAAACTTACGTTTTGGGTAAACCCAGATATTACTAAGTCACGATTTATAGGTGAAATATCTTTTGATAATTTGGGAAAATATGCTGATTGTTCTGTTTGGGATGCTTGTGGAATAGAAAAAGCACATTCACCCTTTATGGAAGAGGTTGTGAAACATAGTAATAGTACAATCTGGTTTCTTTCAAGTCTCTGTGGATTGCCAACAAGTATGTATGGTAATAAAAATAATGTTTCAATATATGGTCATCCATATCCAACAGGTAAAGGTGCTTTATATGATCTGGTGGAAATTATTATTTATCATTTTAGAGATATTGGTTATAATGCTTATGCTTTAAAAACAAATCATGGTGACTATATAATTGTAATCACTAAATTAAAAATTCTGAATAAATACATACCTAATAGAGAGCGAATTATGATAGATATAATATAATAAATATTAAATATTTTGAAATTTTTAGTTGGTTGGTATATATTTATTAAAGTAGTAGTCGAGTGCTTCAATTATAACTTCGCTACGTGTTCGCTTTGTTTCCTTTGCACGTTTAAATATATTGTCTAACAATTCTTTGGGTATGTTTGTAATTAACTTATTTTTGAGTGTATGTTGTATAGGTAGTCTTTTTCTAAACTCGTTTGCATAATCTTCTAATGGAAACTTTTTTCTTGCATAATTTTGTCTCAAAAATTCCAATGTGTTACGTATGTCCTGTGTTTGTTTAACATCTTCTTTTTTACCATCACGGTATACCATATTTCTTATAATATTTACTATTTCTTTCTTTTGCGGTGACTTTGGTACTTTTTGAAGTTGAGAGAGAATATTTGAGTCTTTTATTTTACCCTCACTAATGATCTCTTCCATTTCTTCATCAACATTTCTTAGCCCTTTTTGAACGGCTAATTTTACTGATTTATTTATGTAATTTTCACTAAAAGTACCATCTGCTAACAGGTCTTGTTTAGCCGCATTTATTACAAAATGTCGTTCCTTTCTGGATAGATCATCGAGTGGTTTACCAAATGTATCAATAGCAATTTTTGGTGCAATTGTACTATAAACAAAGTTACCGGGATCATCTAGTTTATTTGGTGTGCTTAAATTATATCTTAATTTTGCCTTCCCAATAGATATTTCATCATATTCCTCAAACGGCTTTTTGTCAACTAATATTCTCCAATTAATATCTTCCAAGGTATATGGTGTGCCATCTGGTTTGAGGTGTAAACCTTTTTCAACTTCCCTTGCTATAAGTGTTTTTGTTACACCATCTAATGCGTAAAAATTACCAAATTTATCTTTTACAACAATGATGGGTCTTTCTATACCACACCTCAAAACACTTTGTTTTAGTGTTTCAATTTCGGGTTTTGATCTGAGATTTTTAAAATAAGTAATATTTATCTCAGATGGTAATACATACACATCTTTCTTTGGTATTTCTCTGATTACATTTTCTTTATTCATATCGATCCAGACATAGGTGGTATTATGTAGTATAAAAGGTTTTCTATATTTAGTCATTAAAAAAAGAGGCTGTATCATCTGCAATGGTTAAATTTACCCTTTTTAACGCCATCTCATAATAATTCTTATCTAATTCAATTCCTATAAAATTCCTACCCAACTCTTTGGCAATTACACAAGTCGTTCCTGAACCACACATAGGGTCTAAAATTAAATCTCCAACTTTACTATGTCTTTCTATAAGTGGTTGAATCATCCACCTATATTTTTCTGTTGGATGTTCTGTCTCTTTTTCACCAATATTTCCATAAAAAACATTTATCATTTCATCTTGGCTAAAGAAATTCAGTTTGTATTTCTCCCTACTTAGCCACATTGCTAACTCGAAACCACTTCTGTAATTATTTTTACGTATGTGCGGTACAGGATTTCTTTTTATAAATGCAAAAAGATTTCTATATTTAAACGCCAGTTTTAGTGGTGAAAGCCACTCATCGTATCCTCTATTATAAAAAACAATAACAGAACCATCTTGTTTCAGAATACGTGAAAATTCTACAGCCGATTTTTCCATTATATCATTATAATCTTCTTTGTTAAAAGTATCGACAAACCCATCATCTCCCCAAGCAACATTTGTAGACATTGGATTGTTGCCAATCATAGTGAGTTTTGAATCACTACCAATATTATAAGGTGGATCAAATATAATTAAATCTATGCTATTAGCTGGTATTGAACACATTATTTCAAAACAATCACCATTAATAATCTGGTTTAACATAAACGATAGTTAAATATAAGTTTAGTATTTAAACCTTTGTCTTTCTCAATCTTGGCATTAGATGGGCAACCGAAACACTTATATACTCACATGTACATTCGCATATGGTCAATATGGGAAAACCAAAAGTAATCCTTCCAGATAAGCATATCGCAAGAAGCAATGCGGCTAAGAAGGCTTGGGAAACAATTCGACACAATGCAAGAAGCAACACAGCTAAAAAGGCTTGGAAAACAAGGAGAGCAAAGAAGAAATAACTGCCGTAATCTTTCCAGTTTTTGTTTTTTTTTTCTAAACCGAAATGTTTATATATGTTGTTAAATATTATGGTTTGATAAACAATGAATAAGATTATTCAAAACAACTATAGTTTGTTGGGTAAGGTTTTTTACACAAAGACAAAGGATCAACCTACAATCACATCCGATGATTTTAGGGAACTTGGACTTGAACAGTATCTTGACAATGAAACCTTTAGTATTGGTGGTTTCTTTAGATACCTGAGTATGTATGGTCACATCGTACCGACTGGTAAGATGGTTAGATCAGAAATTCCATCCAGCCATTACAGAAAAATCACTGTCTGGAAATGGAGTAAGGTATCTCACGATACCAAGAAACATTGTGGTTCCTGTGTTCTGTTAGGTCTAGTTTTAGATTAAAATCCATTTTTTATATTAATTACCACAAACTTTATAGGTAACTGCATATATTTTATATATGATCAACATGTCTGATGATATTATCAAAAGTGCTATTGAAGGCATCGTGATTGCTGTAAGTGTAATGGTTGTTATTTTTACTATTGTAGCTCTGGTTGTAGCTTACTTACTTATTTTTCATTAACCTCATCGTGGTTTTTATATCATAACATTTAAATACTACTGAACACAATACTATATTGATTAAATTGGGAAAGCGTTATGTAATTTACGTGAGGGTGAAAAAGTAAATGCAAGATCATCCATTAACAGCCACATATAGACGTAAATTCTACAGATATGATTCCACTTTCAGAAAAAAACAAAACTCAGCACTTAGGGTAATAGAAATTATGGAATCTGGAAAATATCAAGCTATCGTTGCTGAACGCAAGACTGATGATGGTAAGTCTGTATTTGATGTATATAGGAGGAAAAAGTAAAAATGCCAAAAGGTATGTTAGCAACACAACCAACAACTTTAAATAAGTTGTTTGTGCCAAAACAATCACCTGTTTTACAGGTAACTACCATAAAAAACAAACCCATACCAATTCCCAAAATAAAATCAGTAAAAAAGAAGGTTAAAAAAACAAGGAGAAAGAAGTAATAATGAAAAATAGAGGAATGTCACGGAAGGGTGACAAAAGTAGGGCAAAGAAAGCTAGAAGAAGAAAAAAGCAGAGGATGTCTAAGTAAAATGGTATTTATATATCAAACTGGTGGGAAGATTCCCAAAGAAGTAACCCATAACGGGTTAATTTACAGGCATGAATGGAACGCAAAGTCCATGTCAGATGCAAAGAGAATAGGTAAAGATCGCAAACTTTTCAAAGAGTCTATGATTTACATTAAGAAGATTCCATATGCTAGAGAAACAGTATATGCTATCTACATTCATCACTCAACTACAGATCGTATCCTCAAGGGTACACGATTTGAGATGGCTGGTTCAGCACCCCTAAAAACGCAAGCTGTCAAGATGGGTAAGGACATTTATGGAAGGGGTAACTACAAGCTGATAAAACATCCACACGGATATGGTGTTTGGAGAAGGAAGAGAGGAAAAGACTAAAAATGGTAACAAAGTATATTCGTAGAAAAGGTATTTCTATAGATGCTGATTATAGATACTATCTAGGAAGTGAAGGTTTGTATGGTATTCTGTTTGGACATCGTTTGAAACCAGCACAGGCTCGGAAAGCTAACTATATTTGGAAAACACTACTTGCACAAGAAGGTAAAAAGTCATACATTTCCAAAAACAGAAGAAAAAAGTAGGGTGAGGAAAAGACAAAAATGGTAACAAAAAGAAGTCCACCACTTAGACACATTGTAAGCGGTTATAAGACAAAGAGTGGGAAAAAGATAAGCCCACACACCAGAGGTAGCTTTGGTATACGTATGGGTAGCTATAAAAAAATGGAGAAAAACCCACTATACTTAGACTCTAAAAAGACAAAGCGTATTGGTGGAAGTAAACCAATGCCCGGAGATGTAGTTAAGCCAATCAATTCTCAGGATATGCTTGTTAGATCAACTTCATATGGCGTTATAGAGGGAGCAATTGGTAAAAGTAAATCAGAGTACATGGTAACATTCAACCCATCTCCTGCACCTTGGTGGGACAGGGGGTTTGTTCAATCTTCAGGTGGACCCGCCTTCTATATAAAAGCCTCAAGAATGAAACCAGCAGGATGGAAGAATCAGACTTTCCAATATTTCCCACATGGTTTCATGGGTGCTGGTCTTGCTAAAACAAAGACTGTGAAGGTAAAGGTTTGGAAAGTAAACTTAAGGGAAAAAAAGTAAAATGAAACTAGAGTCTAAATTTCCATATAAGGATTTTAATGGAAAGCCTTATAAGTTCCATGAAGCATATCCTACAAGGAAACTTGCAGAGAAAAGCGTAAAACATTTGCATGATTATGGAGATTTAGCACGTATTGTGGTTGAAGATCATAAATACGTAGTTTATTGGAGAGAAAAGTAAAATGGCAGAGATATTCAAAGCATTTGGAGATTCTGCTAAAAAAGGGTTTAGGATGGCATTTCCTAAGAAGAAAAAAACCAGAAAACGAAAGAGTAAGAAAAAAGTGGTAAAAAGTAAATGACACACACAATTATTGCACGCGGTATGAAACTCGAAATTCCAGAATATATTATCTACAGAGGTAAACGTTATGAGGTTATGTCATCTCATAGCACATACAGACCACATGCTCTAGAATGGGCAGAGTCTGATAGAAAACGTGGGCACAAAACCATAGTAAAAACCTTCCCAACAAAGGAGAAGGGAATCAAGGTTTATGTATTGTACAGGCACAGACCAACCAAGGTATATAACCAGAAAACTGGAAAAGCAGAATGGGAAAAGAGGTGAAAAAATGTCATATAAATTAGCGTATGTTTGGGAAACCAAAAAAGAAGCCGATGAACATGCAAAGAGTCTAAGAAAAACCAAGCATGGTGTTATGAAACATAAGACCTATGTTGGTATAAAGGTAAAGCGTACCAAGAAAGGGTATGGTGTTTACTACAAGGAAACCAAAAACTACAATAAGTGGCTGAGGACGGGAAAATAAATGATAGAAAAAATAAGAAAAATAGGTAAAAAGAATATTTTTTTTAATGGTAAAATGATAAAACGAACAGTTTATCAAGACCCTTATAATGGTAATATATGGATTGAATCTAAAGATGGTGGAATACATTATGTTAAATGGGTTGGGGATTGTTATGAACCAACAGGACATGGTAGGGGTAAGAGGTAATGTCCGAAACCAAATTAAATAAAAAGCTAGAAAAGGCACAGCAATCTTCTGGTAAGAAGGGTGGTCGGGGAACGCACGGTTCAATTACCAAGGCGGGGAAAGTCAGAGATCAAACACCGAAAATAGCCAAGTCCAACCTCAAGAAACACTCTGGTCCGTTGAAGAAAAACAGGGAAAAGTATTTCAGGTTCACACACAAGCCGAAAGATACAAATACTAGAACAGAATATAAAATGTGATTGAAGATGCCTGAGTATTCTTTTTATAAGAATCACAAACTTGTAAAGGTAACATATGAAAATCTAGGCACTGCCCTCACATTAAAAAAGTTCAAAGACATACCCAAGCATACACGTGTTGAAGCAAGGTATAATATCATAAAAGGTAGAAAACCATTCATCACAATACAGGTTGGTTATGGTACTGGTTGGTCAAGGGTCGATGGTCGTTGGCTTAACCTGATTGACAAAAATATGGATGGTTGGGAATTTCTCAGCCGAAAAACAAAAGGCTTATAAGCAACACAGATAGCTGTGTATTTTGAGAGATATTGGTGGATCGTAAAATAAAATTTAAACCAAGTCTGCATGATGTTCATGCCTGTGAGTCATTAATGGATGCTCTTGGTGAAGTCGATGTGAATGTTGGTCAATTCTGGTATCAACCAGTCATTGAGATGCTTTCATATTTTAAACTTCCAGACAAACGCTGTTCTGAGTGTCACAAAAAAATGCCATTTATGGATTATTATATCAAACAGGGCATGTGTGACGAGTGTGCAAGTAAATTCAGTTCCGATGAGAACTAGAAAAGTTTATAAGTAACCTGACATATACTTTATTGGATAATGTATGGGCAGAACTGGTCGAAAGTATGTTAAGGGAAAGGGAAGCAAACCTATCCAGTGTAAATATTGCATAGATGTCTTACAGGGAGAAACCAGATATGGAAGACATATAGTAGCAAAGCATCCAGAGCATATTGAAGATTATATACAAGGAAGGGCACACTATGGTAAGTAAAAAGGTTATGGGTTATAGTCGTTGTGGAATACCATGCGGTGAATGTTATGACAACTATGACAAGAAGTTAAAGCATGGTTGTGAGAGATACCCGCAAAAGATTACCAATCCAGATGGTGTGGATGATGAATATAGAATCAAGCAACGAGAAAAGTACAGACCAAAGAAACAACTATCACCAAAAAAGGTCTGCCCAAAGTGTGGGGCAAACATGGTGTATAAATCTGTCAAAGGATACCGATACACAAACAACTATTTCAAGTGCCCCAAGTGTCGTTGGTTGGAAAGAGTAAAGTAAGTCAGTGGTGTGTTTTAAAATGATATGGACAAAGGATAAAGAAGCCGATGTTTTGAGGCTACATGATGAAGGTTTCTCTGCGGCTGAGATTGCCAAGAAGCTGGACATACAAATTTATGAGGTGGATTTAAAGCTAGACGATTTTCATAAACTACATTCAAAATAAAGGCTTATGATAATTAAAATATAACTTTAAATTACTCGAAACGTGGAATACTCATAAACATCTGGAATATTCATAAACATCTGGTATATAATTTTCTAAATTCGGATGCCCCGTCGGTTTATCCGAAATAGTTTTTGTGTTTTATCTTTTTCCTTTGGATCAAACACCACAATAACCGATGGAAATGGTGCTGGTGATTCACAATTTCCAAATGTCAGTCTACCCTCAACAAACCCAAGGCTTGTACATCTCAGACAATATTCTTGAAAATATTTTGTATCTGTTCTAGCAGGAATTAACAGGATAACAGTTGCATTATAAAGAGTATATTCATAATAACACTTACTTACCCAACTCGATATATCTCCATAAGGTGGATTTACGAATACTATTTCATCTTTCCAATTCTGAATTAGACCATCATCTTCGATTGTGTAGAATTTTGGGCATTTTGCGTTCTCTTTTATGGCACATGGGTCTAGGGTAAAATGGTATTCTTTGTTCAGTCCATCATAGAAATCTTGGGGGGTTTCCCAGTTATCGGACTTCTTTGAGAACATTACATCTAAGGTATTCTTGTTCATTGGTATTATGTACTTTAGAAATGTTTATATATCTTTCGATCTATCACAAGTAGTTTTTTGATACTAGAAATATTAAATATATCTTGAAAATGCTTTTTCTATTATATGAATTGGGAGTGATTAAAAGTTGTGGCTGAAGTGTTGCCAATTAACTAAATCTTTAAGATCAATAGGTCTGAGTTCCACCGACATTTTGGGTACTTGTAATACAATGGCGTATTTGGTCATAAGATCAGGTAGTTTTTCTGGATTATCACAACCCCCAACCTCAATTATCAGTATTTCATTACCTCTTGTAGCATAGATGTCTGGTGAGTATCTGTGTCCGTTTATTATAACAAATCTCTCACCTGTGGTAGACCAGCTTTGTACTTTCCAACCAAGCCTTTCAAGTTGGCTACTAATGAGGGCTATGGTGACTGTGTGTGGTGTATTTCCACCTTTGTTGTGGTCGGTTCGTAATTGTTGGGATTTACTCATTTTTATTATTGACTCTGGTGTGTGATGTTTACCGAACATGGGGGAGGTATTTCCTTTCATTGGAGAGGGTCTGCCTTTATTTTTTTCACTTATTTTTTTTACAGTATTTGGTAATCTATGTTTACCATATTGGGGATGGTTCTCACCAGATGTAATGTCACTTAAATATTTTATAGTCTCTGGTGTGTGTTTCTTGCCATAAAATGGATTTTTCTCACCAGAAAATCTACCTTTCATATCCTTACTGTGTTGTATACACCACTCTGGTGTGCGTTTTTTACCCCACATAGGGTTATTCTTACCACTATGTTTGCCCCTTCCTCCTTCACTTTGTTTTTTTCTTGTAGCTTCTGATGGGTGTTTACCATAGTTAGGATTTAACGTCCCTTTTTTATCAAACATATGGTTTTTTTCACCTTTTTGTGCGTCACCTATTTTTTTCTTATGCTCTGGTGTTTGCGACTTACCATACACAGGGCTTAATATCCCAGACCTACCATACATTGGGTTTTTCTCACCAGATGCAACACCTCTACGTTTACGTGTTTCACTCATTTTTAATTTCTGCTCATCAGACATCTTCTCTCCTTTCTTCATAATTTCAATCACCCTACAGAGTGTAAAACTACTATATAAGTCTTACTATATCTTTTTTTATATGAAAGATTTCAACCTCATCACTTAGGCATACGTTCAGGTGATGGTATCAAGTCATCTGCTGTTAGTTCCATGTAGTGATCAGGCATTGGGCTATCTTCTGCCCATCCAAAGAACTTACGTAATTTCTGGTTGTTATACTCATAATCCCTCAAAAGTTGACAGGCACGAATACTTCGTAATTCATGCGGGAACAGCCCACACCCTTCATCCAAATGATATGCCCAATCCTTCATAGGAACACCTTCTGGTAACTCCATCCCAATGGTACAAATTCTATAATAGATTTGGCTGTAAGTAAATGGAAATACCTGATCTTTTGGGTTTTCTACTTGATCGACAAATTTTAAAAATTGTTTAGAGTATTTTTCATTCTTTGGGAACGCATAAGTTCTCCATCCCTCAATATGCTCAAATCTGTATAGCCTTCTCATTCCATCATACATATATTTACCATCTTTATCAACTAATTGTATAGCCTTTTTTTGTTTCTCTAGTGGTTGTGACTTTATAAGAATCATTTCTTTACCTTTTTCTTTATAGGTATCCACATCTACCATTTGTTTAGTTAATTTGTTTAATTCATTACTTCTCGAACCTGTTTTTAAAAGCCCTATTAAAATTGCCTTTTGTTCCAAATTTTTACATTTATTGTAAATAGCATCAAACCACTCCCATCCTTTCCAGCCCCCAATATCCAGCCTGAACGTTTCTACACTTCTGTGATCCATGATTATAACCCTGTATTATATACCAAATCGAGCCTTTTTATATGTTACGTAAAATTTATGAGAGTTACCTACTCTCATAAATATACTGATATATAACCATAGTTTATGAGTATGCGATTGTCTTGTATGACAGGCTATATAATATAGTATATGCTGGCATCCTTTCTGTGAAAAAAACAAAAAACTAAAAATCTCCTGTATTACAAAAATTTTTGGGATAGATCATTCTATTTTTCTTTTGGTTTGACTAAATAATTTAACATCTGCACCGTGTCCATCGTATCGGTATCTACATCCAGTTCTCTACACGCCTTTTTAACAAAATTGTCTGGAATCCCACTTCCCAGAAATTGGCGTATTATGGCAGACGCAGAGTTTATGTCTATGCGGTTTCTCTTGGTCTTTCTGAGCATAGTAGTATGTTCTTTCAATGTGGCAACTATATCAGAAAGCTGTGTCTTTTTCATTTGGGCTTCCCTTCTCTTCTCATTGGCGATCTCAGCCATCTCTGTCAGGAAGAATTTCTTTTTCCTCTCATATAAAGCTCTTATTGTTTGACATAATGGTGTATTTAGTTCTTCCCATCTGTTTCTAAGTTTCCATTGTGGCTGTGCTACACCAGAGTATGGGCATTTTAAACACGAAGAGTGTTCACAGTATTCCGCACCCGGAAGTGTCATTTTCTCATCCTTGCTGATTGTTCGGGGATAAGGCTTCGTAGAAAAAGGTCCGGTTTGATATGAATACACTCTAGCTCTACCTCTTTTCATTAGATGTATTTTATGTGTTATGACCCACGATCTTGCTATAACATCTAGAGTTGCCTCTGACAAACAGACTATGAAGATTATGAATCCCTTTGAACGAATAGCCTCAAGTTGCTTCATCAAGTCCTTCTGAATGTCTGCATACCAGTCCCGGCTAGAGATCGCAAATTGACTTTCATCGACCACTATTACCCTGCCAATACCCAAAGGACTATCTGGACCAATCAGTTCCATGAATTCATCTGGACCAAATGGAACTTGAACGTCTACATCGAACTTAGGGTCTAAAATTTCTGCAAGTCTCAGAGTGAAATAGGTTTTCCCTTTTCCACCACCGCCTGTTACGACAACAATACAAGCCTCAATATTATCCCTTTTTTCCTGTAGCTCATCGAGCAAGAAAGTGCCATAACCCGAACCAAACTCAGCCCTGACCCCATGCCAATTTGTCCAACGATTTGCACCCTTGTACCCCTTTGGTGGATCAACGAATTCATCACCACCAACTTTTCTTATTGTGGTTCTTTTAAAAATTCTTTTAGATTTTGTACTCATGTTTATTCATCTATGTTTTTCATTGTTAATTTTTTCTTTTTTATTGGTTTTGACATAATTGCTTCTGGTTGTGTATTTGTAGTTGGTATCTCTTCACTAACTAATATAATATTTCCTATCTCCGTTTCTTTTAATTTCTGTTGTGTCTCGTTATCAAACTTTTCTTTATCTATTTTTTGTTTTAATTTTTTATCTTTTCTTTCTTCTAATATTACTTTATATTCTGCAAATTCCTTATCTTCCTCTTTCTCTAATTCCTTGGTTACCTCATCAATGGTTTCCTCATATACTTCGTGTTTTATAGGTTCTAGTGACGTTTTTGGTTCATTCATATCCTTATCCTCATCATCATTAATGTCCTCATTTTCATCATCAGATTCTGGTTCCATTATTGGTTCTGGTGGTGTGGGTTCTAGTGATGCTGATTCTTTATCCACAATTATACCTTCCTTCACACCCTCAATACCTCTTTCAACCAATACTCTAACAAAACTTCCATTCTTGAGTCTTAACAGTGGTATTGGTGGTGGGTCGATCTTCTTTTCCACATTACCTCTCGGTTCGATTTTCCAAGTCACGCCAACATCCTGTAGTTCATTGAGTATTATCTTGTATAATTTCTGGTAGTCTGTCTGTTCGACTTCCTCAACCATCGGAGAAATTCTGATAGGTTCTCCACCGTCATAGTTCCAATCTGTTGGTTTGTTACGGAAAATCGGATTTTCCAAAGTTCCCATTGGTTTGCCACAGGAATATTTATATACAGGCTGTTCAACTTTAGCTGTGTATTGTTCTCTAGTCTTGTCATTTTCTATCCTAAGTCTGTTCTCCTTTGGTAACATTGCCAAGAGAGATTCAACAGCATTTGAGAACTTTATCTCATCTCCCTCTAGTGCGGCATTATTGCAACGGTCTATCTGTTTCAGTACAAGATACTCAACATTGACTTTCTGTTTAAATTCTGCATCAACAGGTGTTTCTTCAAAGTCTCTACTATATGCCATTTTTAAACACCATTTTTCCTTTTCTCTTGTAGTAAAAGAATAGCTTCTCTAAAAACATCGTTTGGCGATTCTCTTGGATTTCTTTTGAGACTATTCATTATGCACCAAACATCATTGGTAATACAAACAGTAGTTGGATCATCATTCTTCTTAGTCATATATGTATATAGGCATATAGGCATATTTATATGTTACGAATAGATAAATAGTAGTAGTAATGTTTATAAATGTCTACACTCTAATATATATAGATTAATTTGAGTTCTGACGATGAATGGAAAGAGGATGAGGAATGGACTCTTTCACAAAAAATAATAAAAAAGGTAAAGTCTATTCTATTTCCACCTAGAAAGCCAAGAGAGCAAAGAGGAAAAAGGATAAAGAGGAAAAATAGAAATTTTGATGATGTAGTAATAGATATTTCATCTGTGAAACAACCAGTAGAACAAGTAGTGAAACAACCAGTAGTAGAAACAAAAGTAGAACCAAAACCAGAACCCGAATTAAAGTCAGAAAAATCAAGGAAACCAAAACAGGAAGAAAAATGGGATGAAGATAAGCCACAGAAAGCAAGGTTTATTCCAAACTTAGATAGAACTTTTCCCGGTCCTATGGTTGTCAAGAGGCTTATAGCAACGGTTCTTTTGCTCTGCTTTACAGGTCTTTTGATATTCGTACTTAGAGACTCACCGATACCAGCAATTATTTGTTTCCTGACAATGATCATATTCATTGATTATCTGATTATAACTGGACCGCAAAAAACGGAGAAATGGGCTGATTAAAATGTCTATATGTTGTTTAGAATGTGGATGCTATAAAGATTGTCATCCAGAACCAGAACACAAACGTGGTGTTAAAATAAAGTATAATGATCCTGTACACGAAGCATGGAGAATATCATCAAGAGATAGTTATATGAAACGGAAAGCAAAGAATGTAGGAGTTGAAAAGTAATGTCTGTAGTAGATATGTTGTTCTCTCCATATGGAGTGATGGGATTATTAGTTGTCTTGGGTGGTCTTGGTGTATATTACTATTACACTAATATCATGTCAAAAGGTGGTAGTGGAACCAAAAAGACACTAGTTCTAATCAGACCCGGAGAAAAGAGAGCCTTAGAGATTCCTATTTTGAAGGAAACAGCACACTGGCTATACTGTAAGACAATCGAAGATGTCCCACGTAAATTCTATAAAGTTGCACCCGGATATGTTTTCCCAAACGTAACCAAGTTCTTTGCTATTGAGGGAGTTGGATATACAGCAGACATTAGAACACCCGAAAATACAGCACCCGAACCCACAACAATCGACAGGGCATTACGCATACTTTGGGGAGATGACAAATATGAAAGGATGCCAAAATCCAATAGGAAGTTGGTTGAGGACACCCGATGGGGTCTTACAATCGCAATCGAAGCGTATGAAGGGGAAGATATGCCAAATATTTCCTCTGAGGCACTTAGAGAGAAGGATGACGAAGCAATCCTGAAGATATTGGCTGAAGATGCTATGGATCAGCAGAAAAAGAGTAAGTTCGATTTCCAGCAGATTCTTATTGGTGTTGGTATTGGTGCTTTGGCAGTATATATCATGGTCAATCAAGGTTGGTTGAGAGTAGCACATTAAAGAGGTAATGTAAAATGGCAGAACAAGAAAGTTTATCACCACAGTTGGGTACAGACCCAATCGACCTAGAAATGGGTCGTGTAGATATGAGAAGGCTAACTGTCCTGAAACACAACAAGATGGGGGCTGTTCTTTATGCGGCTGTCAGGGCTAAGAATTCTCCAAGTTGGGCAACTGTCTTGGATTGGTACTTAAACCTAAATGTTGGTTTCGGTGGTCGTGGTAGGCGTGACATCATCCGTATGGAACAGGTTTCTCGTGGTGGTTCGGTTAACGTTGAGTCTGAGATTGAAGCCGCAAAACCAACAAGTTGGACACAACGTAATATAACTAAGAGAGATTGGAAACAGGAAGCTATGGAAGAACTGGGTGAAGAGGTTTAAGTAAACTTAATTTATACTAGATAATTATGATTAGAATATTGGTATACAGTAATCCAAAAGCGAAAGGAAGAAAATATGGTTTAACCTCATTATTAAGTAATATTCCAAATTTGAGTTTCAATTTTGTAGGTACTGGTATTAAAGAAAATATTAAGAATTTGTTAAGTGCAGATATTGTTCAAATTATGTCTGCTAAACTTAATGGTATAGAGGGCATGTTTTGGATTTTTTTATTTGTATTTTTTAAGATTATTGGTAAAAAAATATTGTTTTATTGGATTGGATCAGATGTCATGGATTCGGATAAAAAAATAGTGTTAATTTGTTCTAAATTAATAGATAAAAATCTTGTTCATGCACCTTTGGTTAGTAAATGAATTAAAAGAAAAGGGGGTTGTGGCTGAGTTTGCTCCCATACCATCATGGAATATTAGGGCAAAGAAGATAGGTCCATTACCAGAAACACCAACAGCACTTGTATATTTTGGAAATAGAGAATATTTTTATGGTCTTGAGATAGTGAGAAGGTTAGTTTCAATGCCATATAAATTTATTATTCTTGGCAAGAGGGATGTGTTGAAAGCACCAAATATTGAATATTTAGGTCATGTTAATGTTGAGGACATGGATGAAATATATTCTCGAACAACTGTTCTTCTCAGAATAACCAAACATGATGCTTTATCAAAAATGGTTCAAGAGGCATTGGCTAGAGGAAGATATGTGATCTGGTCATACAAATTTCCAAATTGTTTATATGCCACCGATTATGACATGGTGTATAAACATATGAGAGAGCTAGAAAATGTAAAACAACTTAATACATCTGGTATATCATTTATAAATAATTATATGAATATGAACAAATGTGTGAAAATATTTACTAATGTCTACAATCAAACTATATTAGAAAAAAAGTAATTTCATTTCCACCCAAGATATTTTGCTATTATTTTTAATGCAATATATCCAAAGACACCAGTACCAAACGTGTAAAAGAGGGAGTCAAGCCCACCGTTGAAACCAGAAGCTATTGAAATAAAAATTAGACCAATGAAGTAAAGTGTGTCAATGCTCATTCCCTTTGCCATTATAATCAAAGATATAAGTGTGAGGTGAGTATAAAAAGATTATGCTTTTGGTTTTTTAAATTTATCAGAAATGTCTGGATAAAATTTCCTATTAAAATCTTCCAAATTTTCTGGGTGCTTCTTTTTTACATGTTTTCTAACGGCTTCCATACTCAATGATGGATTGCCACAGTATGGGCAAATATAATCCGTTAGCATGATATTCACTACCATATGTGCCTATTACCAACATATATATCTTTCTATGAGTATCTTATCATAACATTTATATAAGAACGAACAGAACATTATGATAGAGTAGTCTGAGGTGTCTGAAAAATGAGAAAATCTCCAATTGAACACACGGTTCACAGATATAAGCGTCAAACAGGCACTGTGGTAAATGATTATCTTAGAGGTAGTGGAGAGGCAAAAGTAGTAGTAAAAACACCCAAGCTATCAGGAAAAGTCCTAGGGAAAAAAGTAAATGGTACAGATAAAGGTGGATTCAACATGCTTATAAAATATGCAGATGATAATACTAAAGAGGTTATTTTAAAGGAGAAAACTTATTTGACAGCACTACCAGTTGGTATAGGATATGCTGATAGGCAAATCAGACGTATTACTCTACGTAAGGTATAACCTTAGACTACGGAGGTGAAAAAGTAAAAATGGTAAAGAATAAGGCAACGGCTACAAGTAAGCCAAAGTTGGTCACGGTTGTTACACCGATTGGTTATCTAACAACAACACCAGAGATAGCAAAGAAGATAATTGCGTCACAAAAGAAGAACGCAATGAAAGTAAAGAAGTAATTAAAAATGCGTATATATGATATATGTGTAGTAGGTATTACACCGATCCTAGATCATATATATCATATTTCTAAATTTGGTGGTAGTGACTAATATATGTCAGAAGAATATCAACAATCAGAGCAACAAGCACAAGCATTACGTACACAAGAATTGAATAGATCACAAGCATTAATTCAACAAAATGTTATAGAACAAACTAGAATACAACCAAAACCAGTAATAGTATCGACACCAATACAAGCCCAAAAAGCAACTATCGTACCATCAAATTATGTTGATGCAATAAATAGGGTAAATGTACACAACACATCAATAACATCAATAAAACCAGTAATATCTTCAACACCAGTAAAAGTAATACCACCAGTATCATCAATAATGGCAAAGATAGACAATTCACAGAATATGATTGAACAAAGTAGATTAAAACTAACATCAAATCCTTTAGCACTTGCTATAGGAGATAGCCCACAAGCCGCCCCAACAGAATTTGGTAGAAGTGATCCAAAAATTAGGGCTGGATTAGAAACAACTCTTCTTAAAGTTAATACGGCTGAGTATGATAAAAATGTAGCATCATATACAACTTTTATTAAAGATGGAAATGATGCACTAGCACAATATAATGATATAGTAAAACTACATAAATGGGATGAATATGATTTTTCTTCATATAAATCTACCAAAAATGGAACGGGTAAACAAGCATATATTAAAGATATGAATGATTTAAAAATGGCACTTTCAACAGCACCAACAGACTTAGATACATATAAGAAAAACTTTGATACTTATACCAAGTCGAAAACACAACTTATATCATCACTTCAAACAGCATCTATAGCAAAGACTTCTTGGACACTTAATTACACGGATAATGGGGTTAAAAAAACACAAATATTTAATAATTATGATGATATGCAAAAGTTTATAGTAGATATTAATACAAAAGCCGCAAGCACATTGATTTTAAGTCCAGCAGAGGGTTCTACTATACAGAAGTTTGATACAAGTGCAAAGAGTTCTACAGCAAATAAAATAGACGCAACAGAGATGCAATTTAAGACACCTGATGAATTACATAGATATATTGAAGGTTTATCTGAGACACAAATTAAAGCGAATGTAGATGTTCTCAGCAATAAATTATGGCAACTTGCATCACAAGCACCTGAGTATGCACAATCAAATGATTTAAAAGTTGCGTTGGATATGCTTTATCCGGCATTTTCGGCAATAAAAGGTCAAAATGGTGAGTACAATCCCAAGGGAGTTTTACAGGCAGAGGCTATAATTGCAGAAGCTACAGAAAAACAACTGTCACCATTCTTAAATTTACTACCAAGAAAGGCAGATGGATCAAACTATTTATTCCAAGTTCTTCCTGAACAGGAAACCTTTACATATAAAGATTTAGAGGATAGAGGGCTTACACCAGACAAGGTAATTGTTGGCAAGGCAATGGGATATGCTACAGAGGGTGCAGAAATATACTTCACATCTATGGTTGAAGGTGCTGTTCTTGGTTTTGCTTATGGTGCGGCAGGTAAACTTGTAGCTAAAATTCCCGCAATTGGTGGTTTGGCTGAAAGGGGTGGTATGGCATTAACAACAGCAACAGGGGCAAGTTTACCATCAAGTATTCTTTCTACAATAAAAGCAGGTTTAACAAAACTAGGTATTATTGATGAGGCTACACAATTAGTGACTGATGAAGAGGGAAAAGTTATACCTCTTACGGTTGAAAGTATTACAACTAAAGCACCAACACTTACAGGTCAACTTAAAAATGCTATAACAATTGGTATGGACAAACTATCACTTGGTGTTACTGAGATGGATACATTAAATCAATTAGCGGCAATTACACAAATGCCACTGGTTACTATAGCAGGAACGGCTGGTCTTGCCGCATATGAATATGATAGACTTGAAAAAGTGCTACAGACAAAAGGGGCAGAAGATTGGTTGGGTCAATTTGCTGTAGATTCTTCTGCTTTCCTTGGTGGTATAAAAGGTTTCCAAGTAGGATTCTCATATAGTGATACACCTTTTAACTATATTCAAATGAAGCTAACAAAAGGACAACCACTAAGTGCATATGAAGTTGCAGAGGCAAATGTTATAGAGGGCAGGGCTAAGTATCCGGGCTTTGAAGAACAACGAATGAAAGCAACACCAGAAAACTTCAAGATGCTAAGTGTGAACTATACACCACCTGAACTGGAACAGGAGGGGAAAGTTATTGTATATTCAGGAACCCAAGACCCACAATTAGTTGCAAGTCTAGCAAAAGTCGGTGTTACAGGTGGAGATGCACCATTACTTTGGGCATCACATAGTTGGAGTACTGCATTTTCTGGTATAGGACAAGCAGAAGAGGTAGCTTTGCCAAGTGCTTTTGTCAACCCATTTGCTAAGGCAAGCGTAATCTCAATTGGAATTGATGATGTTACCAATGAAGATTTTATAAGTAAGATGGATCGTAAAGACTTAGGAAAACTTTATCAGGATATACTGGATAGATCAGGACAGTATGTCGGTGTTATGCCCTCAGAACAGGGGATGGAATCACAAATAATCATTGGACCGGGGCAGAAATTCATAAAAGTTGGTGATCAGTTGTGGGTCAATATAAACGGTAGAATTGTCCCACTACAGATGATGCAACCAATTGGTAATGCAGGTACTGTTACAGAAGATGCAATTAGCAAAATTGTGAATCTTGATTCGGGTTCTTCTAGTATTAAGGCAAACACAATGTATATACCAACACTCAATGCTGTTTTATCAACCGATTATAGCATCTCAGCAACCACAGGCTCTATAAAATTATCAACGTCACAAATAAATGATTTATCTACTATTATTTCAAGTGGGAAACTATCAGCCACACAGTTAGATTCTGCGATTAATGCTTTATCTGCACCTACAATAGAGAAACTTGTTGATATTTCTAGTCCAGAGCAAGTTTCTAAGATATATAATTCTGTACCAGAGTCTGTGAAGAGTAATCTATCTGAAAGAATTAGTTCAAAAATAGCATCTTCTATTAAATCTGTGCAATCAGAAGATAGTATAAGTTCTATAGAATCTGCATCAGAAAAGGTAAGTTCAAATCAGGTAGAGAAATATATAAGTTCAGTAGAATCAGCAAAATCACCATCAGATATAAGCTCAATATCTGAGGTAAGTAATATTTCTGAGCAAAGTAAAATTTCATCTGTGTCAGAAACATCAGAACCAAGTGAACTTTCATCTATATCTGAATTATCAGAACCAAGTGAACCCTCACCATCATCTCAGTCATATGAAGAAAAAGAATATCCATCTTTGAAACTTCCCGCACCAGCAAAGCCAACAGATAAAGACTATGCGGATAAGCCATCAAAAAGCATATCAAAGTTTAAAGTGACATATACATTCATGGATAACGAAAATGAAAAAGAAGTTTCTGCACGTACATTTAGAGAAGCACTCGGAAATACATGGAACAAGAGAGGATCATTAGAGATACCAAAACAGGTTAGTATAGTAAAAATGCCAAATGTGAAGAGTACGAATGTATTATTTTAGAATTTATAATAATACTTATATATAAAATGATTATTTAACTATCTAATTAGTGATTAATAAATAAAAACGGTTCTTTTCTATATAAAATAGATTATGAAACTGTTTAAAAATTATTCATATTATATTTGATAAAATGCATTTAAATCTACAGAGTTTACGAATGAATTATACTTATTTAGGTAATTAAAAACCACAAACTTTAAATAGTTATGATGCACATCTTTATATGATACAAAATGTTTGAAAGCCTGAAACAGAAAATGAAAGCGAGAGAGATCAATCAAAAAGAGAAATCAAAAGAGAGAGCAATTAGGCAAAAAGAAAAAGAAGACAAAGAAAATGAAAAGTATCTAAAAACGCATTGGGAGAGAATAGGAACTTATGGTATGCCAAATTCATATCCAGATGAAATACCAAAATGGTTATTGGAAAAGAATAAATCGGGTGGAACAGGAATTTTTAAGGGTAAAACTTTTGTTTACAAGGTTGGTTATAATGGTGGTAAAAAACAGGGAGATGGATATTATATATACTATAGAAAGCTACGTTCAGATGTAAAATACGATCCTTCCAAACACAAAGAATAAATCCACAAACCTTATATAATAGTTTTATATCTATTAATTGATTGAAATGGAATGGTTACTTTCTGATGTTGATGAAATGCCACAACAACATCTCTCAGAAGCAACAAAAATAAAAATAAGTAAGACCAAGAAAAGTATGGGTAGGACAGGTGAGAAAGCACCTAATTATGGTAAACATCTCACACCAGAAACCAAAGTGAAAATTGGTAGTGCCAATTCAGGTAAACATTACTCTAAAGAGACAAATATGAAAAAAGGTCATAAAGGTGAAAGTAACCCTATGTTTGGTAGGATAGGTGAAAAATGCCCTGCGTTTGGTAGAACTGGTGATAAAAATCCAATGTTTGGCAAACACCACTCGGAAGCAACAAGAATAAAAATCGGAAACGCACAAAAAGGCAAGATAGGTGTGTTATGTCCTAATTATGGTAAACATCCATCAGAGGCAACAAAAATAAAATTAAGTGTGGCAAATAAGGGTAGACCTTCTCCTATGAAGGGAAAACACCAATCAGAGGCATCAAGAGAAAAAATGAGAGAAAAAGCACCATTAAAAGAAAAACATAATAGAGGTGGAAAAACATCTCATTTGGTTACGATATCACTCATTAGTAATCAATTGGAGAGATTAGGGTGGGCAGTACAGAGTTGGACTACAACGGGAGAGAGATTTGTTAGAATAGATAAATATAATTATGTACCCGACATCTATGCCAAGAAGGGTAATGATATCATTCTAGTTGAGGTTGGGGATTGTTCTACACAGAAACTATGCAATCTTATGATCAAATATCCAATAGTGTTGCAAGTCCCAAAAATGAAAATGGAACTAAAACCTATTGATATTAGAGACTTAGTTAATTGGCATAAATTTTATCGTTGGATGGTGTGATTATCTTATATAAAACTAGTAAATAGTAGAAATATATTTATCTAGATATTATAATAACATTTATATGTAAACAATATTACTTATTATTGATGGTTTTTTCATAAAAATATTTTTAATATAATCTATATATGTCTTTTTAAAATGTTGTGAAAAAGCTATGATATAGGTGGTATTTTGAATGTTGTTTTTTATACTAACATTTATATATATTTAGTGTAAATAATATACAGATCATACCGTTAAACCTGTGGTAGATAATATGAAGTTTAAATCTTTAGTTGTGTTACTCATTTTCATTATGAGTGCATTTATTATGCCACAACAGATTGCACACTCTACCCCATCAATCACAACAACATCACCAACGGCTTTTGGATATAACTTCCAAAGACACACTTTTAATGCTTCAGGTCTGACTTGGTACTTCTATTCAGATGGCATAGACATGAAATGGACATCCACACCAGACTATATCACATTTAACACAATTTATACTGCTGTGACAGGTGTTGCTTCTGGTAATCTATTTTCTGTGTTTTCTAATGGTCCGTATGTTGCTTATGTACGTGTGACCACCGCAGGTGTATTATACTATCGTTATGGAATAACACAAACGAATGGTAGTATTGTTTGGTTAATCTCTGAGACAAAAATAAAAACAAATAATTACTATGTAACAGCACCATCAGTTTGCATAGATACTGCTGGATATTTATGGATTGGTTATTGTAACTCAAACGGTGTTATAGGTGGAAATGCTACATATACAGCCGCATATGTTATGAGAAGTGACCGTGACAATGGCACAGTTGGATACCCTATGCCAATAGAACTTGAGAGATCACTTGCTTTTGTACAATATGGTGTTTGCCCAACACCAACAGTTGATGGTCATGTCATCGTTGCTTATGGGAGCGATTCTACACCACTAAAAACTAAGTCTTTTAACTCTGCATATGGTTTAGATGGAGAACCACTTGGTTCAATTCTTGAACAGGGTATAAAGACACTTTCAAGTATTGTTTTTGATAGTGGATATAGTTCTCAGTCAGAAAATTGTTTGATCCAGTTGAATAGCATAAGTACCTTTACAGCATCAGCCACCATGTATTCTACTGGTAGTGGACCTGTTTATGGAACATTTATAATTTATTATTCTGATGGTACAACTCTCACAATACAAGTGCCACTTAATGGTGATGTTTTAGGTGCTATTTACAAATATAATGCGGAACATGGTATTTCAAATGCAAAAGTGATAACCAAGATCACTTATAATGATGCTACCATGTGGGAAAACTTTAGTTCAGACTTAGAATATTATGTTGATGGTATAGCATCACATGATAGATATGGTGGGGATGATTACTATGGTGGTGTTGGCACACTAAATTATATAAAAACTCTACCTGCAATATTTGTTTGGCACTCGTATGTTAATAGCTGGTATTATACCACAGACCCAATAACAGGAAGAGATATTATATATTACAATTTTACATCACCGCTAAGTTCAACAGAACTAAATAATATTGGTATTACATATCAAACAGACCCATCTCATACATTACAACTCAACTGTACGGTTGTATATGGTGATCACACATCAACCAAAACTATTATAAATGTTGCTAAAGATAAGCAATTAACATCACCAGTATCCTTTGTTGGTGGGAAGTCTGTCACAAGTTTTGTGGTAAGTACAAGTTCTTATGGTTTTCTTGATTCTGGTTATGAAATTCAGAATGTCTTATTTAATTCTACCAACACGGAAAATTCACTTAATAATGCAGTTAGTGATGGAACGTACCTTTATGAATCACTATATCAAAGTCCATTAGTCATTAAAAAACTAACCGTAGATGGTCTTTTCCCCGTTGATGTTTGGCAATATAATTCAACACTTCCCGCAAATAATACACTGGTATATGATGCTGGTTTCTTATATATTGGCTGTGAAGGATACGGAAACTTAGTAATAACTAAAGTAAATGCGGTAACAATGAAAACAGCACAATCATACAAAGCAGACCCAAGTTATAATCTTGATTATGCTCTTGGCTTGTGTTCAGATGGCACATATTTGTATGCATTAGCAAGAAATATGGCAACTAATCATCTTGTTGTAGTGAAAATTCTCGAATCTACTATGACATATGATTCCAAGGATGTGACAAGCTATATTTATGTAGGTACAAACACGATTATGTATGATGCCGCAGATGGTAATGTCTATATAAGTATGTCACAAGCATCAAATTGTGCGGCTATACAGATGAATACTACAACATTATCCACCACAGGCACATGGAGTGGTGCAGGTTATGGTGCGAATGTTTATAGTAGTTCGGCATATGGTAGTTTCATATACATTGGTGTAGATTCAAAGATCGTAAAGATAAATATAACACCATTTATGTTAACCGTAGCTAATTGGTCTGTTCTTCCTAGTTATCATGCAAATCCAACATCCATAGTAAATGATGGTACATATCTATATACTGTATATAATTATACAACACCAGTATTGACAAAAATAGACATAAATACTATGAGTACAATATCATATCTACTTCCATCAGTGGGTGGTAAGAGTGCCAAACTTATCTTTACAACAGGTATATTTGATGTTTGTTTTGATAGTGATAGTAGTGCAACTTCAATTAGCAATTATATGTTGTGTTTAAGAACATCTGTATTTAATACTGTTTCTCAAACCTCATATTCTCTGAAATCATTCTCATCATTCAGTTGTGTCAATAAAGATAATGATGTTTTTATTGCTTATACAACATCGACAAACAAAATAGATTCAGATTTTTATAGTGGTGAAATGGGGGCTATCACAGCAGAAACAATTCTATATACTTCCTTGGGTACAGCACCATCACCAACAATCTCAAGAAATAGCTATGAGGATATCTCTGTTATTTGGATGAATGATCCAGTAACGGACAAAATATATTACAATATATATAGAAATTCAACATCTTCATGGAGTGGTGTTACAGTAGGTATTACTAGTTCTGGTATAACAACAGGAACACCGATAATATCTGTTTATCAATCTTTCTCACCAACAGGTGTAGGTTGGATGACAGGTGCTGGACCACCATACACAATTGTAGTAAATGGTCTTTTGACAGGTGATGAACCAACACTAAATTATCTGGTAGTACCAGACTTGAGTGCTGGAATTTCAACGTTCAGGAATATTTATAGCATGGATAAGTATTACACTTTTGTAGCATCTACAACCACAGTAAATTCACCCAATGATGTCACGGATATATATATTACAGCTATGAAAGGGGCACAGATTTATTTCAAGGTTCATGGTGCAAGCCTAAATACTGTTCCTGTTTGGTCAATAATTTCCAACTCAACAATAATAAATCTTGACACTGCACACTGTGTCTGGGCTAAATCAGGCACACTTGGAACGGCAACATTCAAGATTGAAACAAAATGGAATTTCCCAACTACGGCTGATTTAGACTTATATCTTGAGGCTGTGAATGGTGCTGGTTCTTCAGGCATAATTAAAATGCAAACAGCCTATTGTGATGTTATATCCGATTTAGTTGCAACCATAACGACAACAACACCACAGGTCTTTCTAGGTGTTCAGATAGCCATAACAGGTGGTGTTTTTTATGAAATTTCTCCTGCAAACATTAATCTGTATACAGTTATGGTTTCACCACCAGATGCACAATTTACTAGAGTGGAGGTTTGGAATAAGACTTTAGTTGCCCAAGACCCTGCTATCGTAAATGGTACATATCAGGTTGTTTTCACTCCTTACTTAGCCACTGGCAATCAGACATATCATCTTAAACTGTTTATGTTATTACCATTTGTTGCTGGTCCTTCGGCAAACAACGCCACATTAACAGTCTATGTTACTGCAAACTTTGTTCCAAGCCTAAGCCCACTTACCATATTACTTCAGCCAGTATTCAACCTTTTTGGTATTGGTGGCGGTGTAGTGGCTATTTGGGCTATGATAACATCTATTGGTATATGGTTCGTGGCGTCAATAACTATGATGGTGTCATTTGTTACAACGTTGGGAACGATGTTCTTTAACTTCGCAGTGTTCCTATTTACTTGGATTTCAATAATGGGAAGTTTTATAATTGCACTTGTTACTATAATGATAAATCTTTTGAATGGTACTAGTACAGCTATAACCTATGGCGGTAATGTTGTAGGTAGTATCAGTTTTGGTTTAGGAAACATTTGGAACCTCTTTGGTGGTACTAATTTGATAATCTTTATGCCATTTGTTATCTTCATTGTTTGGATACAAAGCCTAGATTCTCGGCAGGAGACAATGGGTATAGGTTTACTTTCACTTGCACTTAATGACTTCCAAACATTGTACGGACTCATAAACGTGTTGACAGGTTTCGCTATGTTTATATACTCCGTTGTGTCCGACTGGATCAGATGGATATTTGGTTACTTATCGGGTTTCTTCACACGCCTCTTTTCAAGTATATAGTGTGATTAAACATACCTAGAGAAATAAAAGACGAAAATAATAGGACAAGCCTAATAGATGGTATGTTTAGCAAACATTTGAGATTAAGTAGTTAAAGTAGCCTGTTAAATAAATTCCATTTATATAGTGTGGACATTTCATTCTTAGAGAATTGAAATTCTAACTCCATTTTCAGCTTTGACACATGTAATACCACAGGATAATGGGACATTAAGTGGCATAGTTTTTGTGTTGTGCAACTTCCAACCTCAACCAAAATTGGATTATTATTATCCTTTGTAGCATAAATATCAGGTGAGTATTTGTGTTTATCTATCGTGATAAATCTCTCTCCTGTTGTACACCAACTTTCAACTTTCCATCCCAGACTCTCTAATCGACTACTAATGAGTGCTATAGTAACTAGGTGGGATGTACCTCCACCTTTGGTGTGATGAACACGTAGTTGGTGTGCTACACTTATTTTTACTCTTTCCTCTTGCGTGTGATGTCTGCCATAATTAGGGCATAACCCACCAGTTTTACCAAACATAGGACTTTTTTCACCTCTATTAGCATCACCAATTAGTTTTTTTGTTTCCTTTGTGTGATGTTTGCCAAACATAGAGGTTTTCTCACCAGTTAAATGTATACCAAACGCAGGGCATTTTTCACCTGTCACACCAAACATGGGGTTATTCTCACCTTTATTAATCTCACTTAATAGCTTTTTTGTTGTGTCTGAGAGATGCTTACCTTTCTTAGCCTCACTCTGTAGTTTTCTTGTTACATCTGATGGGTGTTCTCCTTTCTTTGGCATTTCAATCAATCCATAGTGTACGAGACTATTATATAAGGATTATGGTTTAACAGTAATGATCAACCGTTAACAAATATACATTAACATAACCTTTATAAACACATATATAGTATGATCAACCATGTCTAAAAGAAATAGAATAGATGAATTGGGTGAACAAGCTACACAGACTCTTGCTCAAGTTTATGTTAGATCACCAAAACGGATGAGGGGTCTTGTCAAGCCACTGGTTAAGACAGCAATACATACAGAAAGAAAATTCAAACCGTATGTAGAAACAAGCAAAGTAAAAGCAGATATGTGGATAGAAACCAACATCAAGGGTAACAGGGCTGTTAGAATAGGAAGTGCTATTGTAAAGCCACTCACATCAAAGAAGAAACCAACACCACAAAAGAAAAAGAAAAGCATGTTTGAGTCTATAATATCTGTATTCTAAAAAAGTCAGGGAAAACATAACATTTATATATCTATGTTATTATTATTATAACACGATTGTAAGATGGGAACATATTATATACCAGACGAGCTAGTTATAAGAATATCCAAACTTGGAATCAACATCCATTCTTTTATTAAAACCGCTTTAGAGAAAGCAGTATCTGAGGAAGAAAAGAAAAAAGAGGTGAAAAGACAATAGAAACAGATTTCATATTTACTGTAGCGGCATCAATGCTAGGTGGTATATTCATCTGGGAGGTTGTTGCTAGAGTACGTTTGGCAAAGTTAAGGAAACAATTATCTAAGGCATAAACTGAAGGTTTTTTAATGTCAACAACAGAATTAGAATTACTCAAGCAACAAGTTGAAAACTTAAAGTCACAACTCAAAGTAGCTGAGAATAAGAAGGTTATTGAGGTAAATGAATCTACACAAACAATTGACAACCCAATGTCTAGATTAATTCTTCTCGGTTTGGATAAGATTTCTGATGATTCAGGTCCAATTGCAAGTTTTTATAAGAAAATTTGGAGTTTTGGTAATTATGCTATTATTTGTGGTATAGGTGGAACTGCCGTAAATTATTTAGTTCTTTCATCTCTTGTTAGTATTTTACCATTAATTATAGCGGATATTTGTGCAATTCTGGTTGCCGCTTTCTGGAACTATTCATTAACAGTTGGTGCATTAGGATACTTAACAGGATTAGCACCCAAGAGAAAGAATAAAGGGCAATGGCTCTAATGTTTGAAGAATTTTATCTTTTTTTACTTTCCACAATACCTTCTCTTGGTAATATCCACGTGTGGTCTTTGGTTGTATATATTGCCTTTTGTTTAGTTGCATTTTATAAAATCTCCAAGTATTATAATATTGTTATTAGTGCATTATTAACTCTTTTAGTTGGTATAATAGCAAATGATTTTTATGAAACTATCTGGACAGCCTTTGCACAGATTCCATCCAGAACAGTGTTAATACCACAAGATATGATAATTCTAAGTTCTCTTGTTGTCCTTTTGTTTGTCGTTAATAGAAAAACAGTATTTTTAAGAATAAATAAAACTTTTGTTATTTTAATTTCTCTTGAAATTCTTTCATTTTTTGTATTATATTTCACAGGGCATTATGAGGTACTTAGACCTTGGTTCTTGTCTGGTGGACAAACACCAGACCCACATAATTGGTTATGGATGATCAATAAGGGTTTGGGTGCTTTTGCTTTATATCCGCTTATATTGAGTAAGGAACAGCGAAATTTAAGATTGAAGGGGGGAAAGAGAAAACGTCAATAATCGACTTCTGGTTGTGGATTTATAATCTTTTATTATTAGAAGTTCATATTGGTGGTTATCAGCTTCACGTTTGGTCATTTGTAACATATGCAGTTTTCTGTTTTGTGGCTTTCTATAAAATATCTAGATATACAAACATTGTCTATGCCCTTATGTTAGCTTATTTATTGGGTGCTTTTGGAAATGATCTTTATGAATCCATTTGGCAGTATATGACATATGAGACAAATATAAATTCCTATTTTATGCAGTATATTGTTGTGGTTATCGGATTGTTTGTAGCACTTATTGTCTGTAATTATTTGTTTAAATTCATACATCTAACCAAACTGAGCATTGCTTTATATTTGATTGAACTTTCAACATTTTATATCTTCACATTTACAGGTTACTATCCACTAGTACGTGCTTGGTTGGCTTCTGGTATGACAACACCAAATCCACATGATTGGCTGTGGATGATTAACAAGGGACTTGGCGTATGGTTCCTATACCCAATGATACTTAACAAAAAGCAACATGAGGAACGAACGAAGAAACATGAACAACCCAAAACTAAGTAAAAATATAAATGTTATAGTGACTTGGGTTATTCCAATTTTGATCATTATATATTGTACCATTCCTATTTTACAGACCAAAAGTATATATGCAGTATCACAGATTCCATTCACAATTAATTATGTTCATAGTTATTCTATGATATTGTTTTCAATTGCTTTTATGATGTATCAAAGAGTATTAAAACATATTCCTATTATAACTAGAATAGTTGCTTCTTTTCTCATAGTTGCCATACATAGTTACTTTGGTGGATTTCTATGGGACTTCAATAACTTTGCAATAAATGGTGTTTGGAATATCATGTTCATCACGGATGTGACCGTAATTGTGTGGTTTTACTGGATTCTTCTAATTTTGAATAAACACTATCCAATATTGAAGAAAAAGTTGAGTATTTCTGATAAACTAAAGACAGTAGGGCTTCTACTTTTACAGGGAATTGGTTATCTTGCTTTGTGGATTAATGGTTTCTGGACACACTTTGCCGTCGGTAGTTCCTATAATTATGATCCAAACGCCAATGTCTTTTGGCTGTTTATGCGTACAACAACGTTCTTCCTATTTTACTACCTAGTTGAGCATGGTAAAGAAGAAAATTATAAAATTGAATCACCAAGGTTTTAAAAATGGATGAAGCAACTTTAATGTCACTATTAGCATATTTTGTGATGTGGATACTTCCTGCTTTTGCAATAATGTTCTACTACTATAAAACATCAAAGTTAAACAAAATATATATATTTTTGTATATTGGTCTTTTATTTACACTATTTATGCAAGTATTTTATACATTTATACAGTCTAATGGATCATATTTAACATATATATTAAATGCTACTTCTATAACATATTTAATATCTTTTTATGGTTTTATTGGTCTTTCATTTATAATGTACCTTATGGTTGATAGAAAATGGGACTTCCCACAAGCATTTGCTATTTCGGTTGTGTCTGTTGGTGTAGGAAGATTTTTCTGGGAAGCACCAACAATTATATATAACGTACTTCAAAAAGGATTTGTGATAGATATTTTCTTACAGCTTGTTGGTCTTTTGTTTGTTCTTTTCATATATATTACCTGTGGATGGAAAAGTGATAGAAAAACAATAATTGCTGTTTTATCTGGTGTTATCATTTCAATATTATTCTTATATTTTAGATCACCAGTTCCAACAGAGAATAGTAGTATTATAGCTAGTTATTGGAATTCACCTTATTTTATGATCAACAGGTTTATAAACATCTTGATAGTACTATATTGTGTTAATAAATCGAAACCTATGGAGAAATCTAAATAGAATGTCTATTGTTAGAATGTGTTGTTTCTGGTGATTTAAAAAGTGAAAGGACATAACTATGGACTCTGCCGTAAGTGTGGCAAGGTACACATACATCCGTTTAATGGAAAGCCCAGAAGCAGGGAATGGGGGGATAATATATCAAAAACTAAGAAAGGTATGTGTGTTTCAGAAGAACAAAAAGAAAAGACATCTAAAAGTTTAAAAAAATTATATGAAAATGGTGAACGAACCGTTTGGAATATTGGTAAAACTAAGTATAATAATGAAAGTGTAAAAAGAATTAGTGATGCTAATATAGGGCACATTCCTTGGAATAAAGGAAAAACAAATGTCTATTCACAAAAAACATTAGATTCAATTAGTAATAAACTTCATATATATTTTGAAAATGATGCTAAATATCTTAATATTTCAAGAGAGTCTGATGAACATAAAACTATAAAAAATAAAATAGCAAACGAAATACGTTCTCTTGGTATGGTTGTAGAAACAGAGAGATTTATAACAATTAATGGACATCGTTATGCTGTAGATGTTTATGCAAAAAAGCAAAATGGTGATGTTATGATTTTTGAGGTAGGAAATTGTAAAAAGAAAAAGATGAATGATTTACAAACACATTATTCACTTATATTTCATGTGCCAAAAACCAGTGGTGGTCGTTTAGTATGATCATTACAAGAACACCTTTACGTATAACACTTGGGGGTGGTGGAACAGACATACCAGAATACTATCAAGAAAACGGTGGTTTCTGGATTTCAGCTACAATCGACAAATACATATATATAGCTATAAACACTAGGTTTGAGAAAGAACTTAGAATAGTTTATTCAAATCTAGAAATTACTAAAGGCAATCGAGATATTCAACATCCAATAATCAGGGAGATATTCAAGAAGTTTAACATATGGCAGAATCAGGAATTTATCACATTTGCTGATCTACCCGGAAGTTCAGGATTAGGTTCTTCTGGTGCTTTCACAGTTGGTGCAATAAAGGCATTTAATCCTACAATAAGTAAAACCGACTTGGCTGAACAGGCATATTCCATTGAACGGAACAATCTTTCAAGACCCATCGGAAAGCAGGATCAATATTCGGCTTCTTTTGGTGGAACTAGAGTTTATATGATTGGTAGGGATGGTAAAGTTGATGATATAATTCTCACAGAACCAGAACTTACAAACCACTTAATGTTAATTTATACCTCAAATATACGTGATTCGGGAAGGATACTCAATACTGTAAAGGAATCCACACGGCAACTTAAAGATATTGAAGAGATTGGTAGAGAATCCGCTAAGGCTATTATGAATCTGGATTATCAAAAACTTGGTGAACTTATGGATGATCACTGGAAAATTAAAAAGACAATTTCACCTGAGATGTCTACACCAGAGATAGATAATCTCTATGATGAATTGAGACAAAACGGTGCTATTGGTGGAAAATTAGTCGGTGCAGGTAGTGGTGGATTCCTCATGGTAGTTATTCCAGATAATAAAACAAGAACAAAAATTCTTCAGTCTGGTTGTTTCGAGAGTAGGGCATATGTTCCATTCAAAATGACATATACAGGCTCAGAGGTGATAGCAGGTGACAGCTAGACAGGTAATTGATGAAGTTGTAAAATATTTACCAGAAACGAATATAATTCTTATAAAAGATATTGCAAATGCAATTTTCATCAGGGCACACCGTTTTAATGCTACGGTGTGGTTAGTTGGTAATGGTGGTTCGTCAGCAACGATGAGTCACTTAGCATCAGACCTTACAAACCTTGGAATACAAGCAATCTGCATAACAGATAATGTCCCCTCCCTCACAGCCAAGATAAATGATGATGGTTGGGATGATGTTTACTCTTCCGTTGTCAAGGGTAGGATCAAGAATGGTGACATTCTCATTATGGCTAGTGTGAATGGTTCAAGTGGCAAGAGTCCGAATGATGAGTTGTGGAGTTCTAATTTGTTTAATTTAGCAAAGTATTTTAAATCTATGCACGGTTATAGATATGCTTTTATAGGCAATAATGGTGGTAATTTAAAAGAGTTATGTGATATTTCACTCTGTGTAGATACAAGAAATCCTTATATAGTTGAGGGAATACATAGTGTCTTAGCACATGCATTAGTATCGGAAATAAATGTATTGAAGGTAACATGATGTCGATAACAAAAATAACAGAAGATATATTTATAGGAAACGATAAATATACTTTAGACGATCTTAGAAGTAATAATATTTGTTTCGTTATAAATGTGGGTGGAAGTGATACAGGATTTGAGGATTATAAGTTCCATCTAGTGGATGGTCACAATCCTATTAAGCACTATAATCTAGTCTTGAAGAAGATTAGAGAACAAGTTAATAAAAGAAAGAGAATACTAATTCATTGTCGTGAAGGTAAGTCTCGTTCAGCGTTTGTGGTCGCACTATATCTAGCTAGACACGAAAAAATAACAGTTCTAACTGCTATAGATATGATTACTAAACTGAACAAAAAGACTGAGATAAATGAAGAAATGTTAAAAACGTATATGGAGGATGTTGGGCTATATTATACTTAGATTCGGCAGACTTGAAAGAGATAGATGAGATTCTTAGCCTTGGTTTATGTGATGGTATTACAACCAACCCAAGTCTAATGGCAAAATCTGGTGTGAAAGACATACAGAAGATGATACATGATATATGTCAATATGATATATATGATGTATCTGTTGAGTTGATTGATCCATTTTTATCTATAGATAAACTTGTTGATGAAGCAACAGAATACTATATGTGTTGTATGGAAAAGGTAGTAGTAAAAGTACCTATGATTGATACTCGCACATCAGAATTAATAAATGCTTTAAAAAGAAAACATATTCCAGTAAATCTAACATGTCTAATGTCTGCTTATCAGGCTATCATTGGTCTTGAGTCAGAACCATATTATATCTCCCTTTTCTACAGGAGAATGATTGATTTCAAGAACTTTGATTACGCAAAGGAACAGATCAGAATAACAGCCGAATATTTACAGAGATTTGGTAGTGGTGATAGACCACTCCTAATCTGTGGAAGTATCAGAAGTCCAGAGGATGTTCAGGTCTGTATGGATAGCGGTGCTGATATTGTAACAGTTCCGTACAAAGTCCTAAATGAGATGTACAAACATCCCAAAACAGAGGAAGCTGTAAAAGAATTCACTGAAAAATGGAAAACAGCTTTAAAACCAGTTGTGTAAGATAAAATGTCAATCAACATAGACAAAAAACAAATATTTCATATATCTGTCTATGTAGATGTAATTTCTATTCTTTTTTGTTTCATGGTTTTTTGTCCAATGGGTTATACAACGGCTGTGATACAAACCGAACCTGCTAGGACACTGTGTGCTTTAAGTTATAACCCAATAATACAAACAATTCTTATTATAACGATTTTATATACAATAATTTTGGTGGTATATGATGATTATTTCTCAAAGAATTCAATTTTGAGAGGTAATTAAAATGTCTGAATGTTCACTCTGTACTATTCCTCAACGAGAAAAACTTATTTACACAGATGAATTAGTATATGTTGTGGAAACTAAAGATAAGAAAGGGCATAAAATTCGTCTGATGTCCAGCATAATTAGACACTCTGATAAACCTACTTTTGAAGAACAGATACGTGTCAAAGCCAAGCTCATAGAATACATGAACAAGTATGTCGGTATCAAGCCTTGGTATTTCTGTGATTCTACACACTGCTCAATACCAGAACACTATCATTTTGTTGCCTGTGATGCAGAATCAACCGATCCAGAGGAAATGGCACTATTAGATAATACACTAAAAGTGAAGTTTCCATTAGGTCATAATATCCTGATTGGTATTCCTGCATATAATGAACAGGATAACATTAAAGATGTAGTAAAAGAGTCCAAGAAATATGGTGATGTTCTTGTTGTTTCCAATGGATCAACAGATGGAACAGCTTTTCTTGCAAAATCTTATGGTGCTAAGGTTCTAGAATTTGATTGGTCTGGATATGGCAGAGCTTTACAAGAAATCTTCAAATATGCTAAGGTTAATGATTATGATGTCCTCATTACGCTTGATGGAGATGGACAGCATGATCCTAATGAAATTCCAAAGTTTTTAGATAAAATTCAAGATTCAGATATTGTTGTTGGTAATAGGTTTTCAGTAACAAATAATATGCCTTACCATAGAAGAGTTGTTGTTCAGGGAATTAATATGATCTATGGTATTGGTGATACTCAGTGCGGTTTCAGGGCATATAATAAATTTGCAATTGATAGGCTACATTTGACAGCAGATGGAATGGAAGCATCCCTTGAGATAATTAATAGGGCAAGAGAGAAGGGTTTAAACATAACAGATGTGCCATGTAATGTCACTTATAACAAACCAGAACATCCCACAAAATTTATATATCAGGGTCTGACACTCATTGAGATAATATTCTGGGGTGCTGTATGGAATAGACCCTACACATATATTGGAATACCAACAGCCATCTTATTCTTAACATCATTATTCTCTGGTCTATACACGACAGGTTTATATCTCGAAACATTCAAACTCAATATATCTATGGCACTCATCTGTGGTATAAGTTTTATAGCTTCTCTGATGCTGGGAACCATAACATTTATAATCAGTATGCAACGTAGATTAGTGAAAGAGTTGAATGTCAAATGAGCAAAATTAACGATTTTTATTTTATTTTATTTATAACTGTTTCTACTGCCTTTGCTATATTAACGGTATCTTTTTTGGGTGGATTGTTTGTTGGATCGCAAGAATTATTTAATACAATGCTTATAACTAATGATGCTGTTGAAATTGTTTGCGGGTTTATTTCAATACCATTCATTTTTATGTATGGTTATATTTTATTTAAGTTTTGTGAAAAAATTGGTTTTAAGGAATTAAACATCAAATGACCGACTTTACTTTAATTGTTACGGGTGGATCAGGATTTATCGGGTCAAACCTCTTGGATATGTTGGTTGAGAAATATAAAAAATACTATGATGTTAAAATAATATCTATTGACAAAAGACCACCTGACAAAATGTTCGATGATGTTGAATATATTGTGGAAGATTTAGCCGATCCAGAATTCAAATATATAAATGAGAAACCAAGGGCTGTTATTCATTTGGCAGGTTCTCCTTGGTCAAAAGTCAAGGGTGATCAGGGCTGGTTAGCAGAGGCAGATAATTGCTTCTATAATAACACGGTTGCAACATATAACGTTCTTTCAAAAATTCGACCAGAGAAAATTATATTTTCCTCTTCGGCTAATATATATGGTCAAGGCAGGAGAATGAGAGAGATACATCCCATTCAAATCTCAAGTCCGTATGGCTATTCAAAGTGGGTTTGTGAAGAGGAAATTAGGAAGTCTGGTATAGAGTATGTGATCTATAGATTCGGAACGGTTATTGGAATAAGAGGCAGAACCTTCCCTAATAGGCTTGTTTACTGTGCTGTGCATGGTATTCCAATAGAACTATTCAACAACGGAAAAGCCTATAGAGATTTAATATCCGTACATGATATTTGTAGGGCATTAATATCTGCCATATACATGCAGACCTGTGAACCGTTTGAGAATACATATAATGTCTCGATGGGGATGGAGGTAAGTGGTTCGACAATAGCGGAAATTGTTGCAAGGACAGCCACAAAATATGGTTATAAACTTGATTATTCCAAGACACCGTTTGCACCAAATGGATATGTGCTAGAATCTACGCTAAATATTGAAAAAATATACAAACGTTTCGGCTGGAAACCAGAGAAGAATGTCTCAACTGTGTTGGATGAACTTTTCAAGTATTATGTGGAACCAGATGCAAAAATCCCCCCAGCTTGGGAGAGTTTATAAATATGGTATTTGAAAATAGAAAAATCGACCCACTTTTTACATGGTTTTCAGCATTAATATTGATTATTGTAATAATCATACTCATGGCTATAGGAAGGTTTACTAATTGAGTATCGTAGGTGATCCACCAAATCCAGTATCATTATATATGTTTTCTATACTCATATTGGTTGCTGGAATTGTAGATTTTATAAGTCCAGAGAAACATTTAGGTACGTTTTTATTAACAATAGGTGGTTTGGGTTTTATCCTTATTTATTTTATATTTCGTAATGATGAGTACAATCTTGAACCACCAACAATCAAAGAATTTGTCATTGGTTGTGGGCTTTTAACAATTTCTGCAATTACATATTTTGTGCCTTGGTTAAGATTAACATCTCTTGTCCTTATAGGATTTGGTGCATATACTAGTGGTGTTTGGATTTGGATTTTTTGGGAAATACACTTTGGAAAGGAGAAAGGTAAAAATTGAAAGTTCTTTTATTGAACCCACCGGGAGAAGCAATAAGAACGGGAAGGCTAGTTCGTAAATCAAAGATTAGTACACAATCATGGTATCCTATCCATCTTGCGTATGCTACTGGAACACTAGAGAAATTTGGACATGAATGTTATTTATATGATGCTTCTGTGAAAAAAGATTCGTGTTTAGACGTTAAGTTTCTTGTTAATAGTCTGAAACCAGAAGCCATAGCCTATTTCTGGGCATATGATACGGCAGAATCCGATCTTTCATTCGCTAATGAATTGGGTAAGGATTACCATGTAACTCTCGTTGGTCCTTGGTCTGCTCATATGCCCGATGCTCTAGATAAATGCCCAAACGTTAATGAAATGACTTTCGGAAATTTTGAATACACGTTACAAGACCTTTATACAGATGAGCCAAAGAGATTAATACAAGGTCTAAAATATAGAGAAGGTAAAGATATTCTCTTCAATCCACAGGCTGAACCGTATACACAGGAAGAATTTGATTGGATGCCTTTCGTTACAAAGGTTTATGCTGAACACTTAGACTTTTTTGATTATCATCAGACAAGTTTCAGGTATCCGTTTATTGATTTATTTTCAGCTTTAAGTTGCCCTCACCGTTGTGCGTTTTGTAGTTGGACAAATGGTTGTGATCTCTTACATCCAAAGCGTTATGTACAGCGTAGCATCAAGAATGTGATGGAAGAACTTTGGTATGTCAAAAATGAACTTCCACAGATCAAACAACTTTTCTTTCAAGATTCAACACTTATTGGATCAAGGGCAAGGGAAATCAGTCTTACAATGCTCAGTGAAGGACTCAAATTGTGTTGGGGTTGCTATTCACGTGCTGATAAGGATTATGATACACTGAGACTGATGAAAGATGCTGGTTGCCGGACTTTGCACGTTGGCTATGAAGTTCCAATTCAGAGCTATTTAGATGAGATGAAAAAGGATATTACAGTCAAACAGGAAGCACAATTTATCAAGGATGTCAACAAGCTCAAGCTCTGGACTTCCTCTAGTTTTATGATCTTCCCTTGGATGTCGAAAGCTGATATAAGATATATGGTCAAATGGATAAAGGATAACGGTGCTACCCGTATTAATGTGGCACAATTGCAGGAGTATCCAAACACGACTATAGTTGATGTTAGAAAGGCACATCAAGACATGCCGGGAACGTATATGATGAACTTTGAGGAAATGAAGAAATGGGAGCAATACTGTTTTAACGAATTCTATATCAAAAACCCAAAGTTCTGGTGGAATGTTGCCACAAACCCAAGAGAGTGGGTTAATGTTTTCAACGATGCCAAAGGTATGGTGGGATTCTTATTTGAATGATATAACAACCACAGAAAAACACATACTAAGTGTTCTATATATATTACATAAAAAGTCAATTCCACCAGTATTTATTGTATCCATTCTGGGGTTTTTGAATAGAAAATATAAAGATCAAAGATTAGTGATATATTTTTATAAGAAGTATTTTAACATAGAAATAGGCAGATATACATATGGTGTTATACAGTTACTTAATTCTGAATATCATACACTTAAAAGCATAGGAAATTTCTGTGCAATAGCACGTAATTTGGTTCTTGCTGGATATGATCATCCAATCCACAGATTTACTACACACCCAATAACAACCGAACGTAAATATGGTTTTATTGAAAAAGAGTTAGCTGAAGAATATCTCCAAGAAAGTAATCTAATTACAATTGGAAATGATGTTTGGATAGGTTCAAATGTGATAATTCTGCCACCTGTAAATATATCCACAGGTGCTGTTATCGGTGCTGGTGCTGTTGTCACCAAGGATGTTCCACCATATGCGGTTGTTGTTGGTGTTCCAGCGAAGGTTATTAAATATAGGTTTTCACAAAAGACCATAGATATGTTGCTTAAATCTGAATGGTGGAATATGGAAGATTCAAAGATATGTGAAATATGTAGTATCTTATATCATAAAGAAAACAAGATGGATAGTGATTATGAGGGTGCAATACAAAAATGTTTTTCAACTCTTTAAAAACAAGAAAAGGTGAATACAATGAATAAAATAAAAACAAAGTATCTATTATCAAATCCACTTGTTCTTGCATCTTATATTGTCACCAAACCCAGAACATACAGATTAACGTCTAAATTCAAGTGTGTTGTTAGTGATTTTAATTATAGATATATGTTAGGAGATTGTGGACCTGTTTGGTATGATTGTTGTGAGTATATATATGCTCTAGTCAGAGAATATAAACCAGAAATAGTTGTTGAAACGGGTATTAATAGCGGCTTTTCCTCTTATTTTATATTAAGGGCACTTCACGATAATAACATGGGAAAATTATACTCTATTGACCCAGATGAGTTTTGTTTAGGTATAGGTAGATTGGCAGGTGATCGTAACTCAAGTGAAACAGGTAAGAAAATTGGTTGGTTTGTTCCAGATGAACTAAAGGATAGATGGGAAATAGTGCGTGGTCTTAGCAGTGATGTTTTGGTTCCTCTGTTGGATAGACTAGGTTCAATAGATATGTTCTTACATGATAGTGAACATAGTTACGAAGTTATGTCATTTGAATACAATACCGCTTGGAAATATCTGAAATCTGGTGGTATATTGCTTTCAGATGATGTATTACACACACCAGCATTTAAGGAATTTTCGTCTGGTAAAAACAGTAATATTTATTATTTTAGGCTTGGAGTAGTGAAGAAAGTCAAAGCACCACTATATTCCATCGTTGATAGTGTAAGGTGATGGTTGGTATGTCTATTGAAGATGTTGCAAGGTTATGGGAAGAGGAATGGATAAAATCAGCCGATATACATGAACACAGTTCCATTATTGGTAAATTCCTTCGTGTCCAGAGAATGGGAATAATAAGAAAAATGTTAAAATCAATATCTAAAGAACTATCAGCAATTGATGTAGGTTGTGGAAGTGGGGAAACATTACTACTCTTGCGAGATATAGGTTTTAAAAACTCAATCGGAATAGACATATCATCACATGCAATGAGAAAATCAGAACTACATGGATTAACAGAAAATGTAGATGTTTTCAGAAAAGATGGTTCCAATACAGGCTATCCAGATAGAAAGTTTGATTTTATGTTTTCTGAGGGTTTGTGGGAACATTTTAAAGACCCACTACCGTTCATAAAAGAAGGTTGCCGAATCTCAGATAAGTGGTTAATGATAGTTCAACCAAACCATTTTTCTTTCTTTGGTGGTCTACTTAATTGGGGTTGGGAACACTTTAGTCAGCAGGGTGTACATGAATATTCATTCCCTATGAGTTATTTCATAGACAATGTTACAAGAAATGGGTTTACAATCATTGACAGAAGAGGAACATATTTAAATGAACAAAATGTTTTGTTTTTTAGAAGAGACTAAGGCTAAAATCAGCAAAACTAGCATATGGCTATTTATATTATCTATTGCAGGTATTTTTTACAGATCATATCCGCATCTTTATCTCATACCACGTTGGATTATTGAAGAGGAAGGATATGTATACACAATTCTTGACTTAATAAAAACAGGTACAACCTTTCGCCTTGGTTATCAACCTGTTTTAGAACAATACTTAGTATATTTTATCTACTTAATAACACACATTGATCCAACAATTTTATGCCAATATGTAAACCCAATCATCGGTGGATTGACAATAATTCCTATTTATTATATACTAAGAAAAATATCAACCCAGAAAGTAGCACTTGTAGCAACAACACTATGGACATTTAGTGAAAATATGATATATAGATCGAGCATATTCAATAGTACAGAATCGTTAGGTTTCTTTTTTGCAATGCTTGCTCTTTATATGTATTTAAATACAAAAGATAAAGAACAAAGAAACAGCAAAATAAAATTCTTTTGTGGTTTCTTAGTGTTTATAGTAATATCAATGTATACACACATATTACCAGCAGTTTTTATTATAGGCTTGGTATTGTTAGATATTTTCTTAAATGGAAACTATAGACACAAAGTTTATGTAGCCGTTGTGTTATGTCTGGTTGTTTTATTTTTGATTTCATCATTAAATCCACATCAAGTAATGACATATTTTATTCTACCTAGTTCAATGTCATCACAATTCAAATTATCTAATATATTTTTATACTCCATATCTGATTTATTACTTGGTGTGTCTATTTTCTTTGGTAGTGTTGTTATGGTTATATTATCATTAATATCAATATTGTTATATAAACCAAAGATAAATATTATGTTTGAATATTTATTTGGTTGTATTTTATTATTTGTCGTTAGTTGGTTATTCTATTCACCATATCTAATTGCACCAACAAGAGTAATTTTTTATTTTATTTTACCATTATCATTCTTTACTTCTTTACTAATTAGCAAATTTAAAACAATATTGTCTATTATTTTTATATTAATTATTATTACAACTATGATATTAACATCTATAAATGGTGCTAATACTATGTTATATATTAATAATGCAATGACATCGGATGAATATGAATTCTTAGGACACAGTTCAATTATACACAATACATATAATTTTACCGAATGGTGGACAGATGTACCAATGAAAAATTCACTTATATTTTACTCTTCAGACCTCAGATTACCGTTGCTACAGGATAGTTTTTATACTATAGAAAATCAAAGAATTGAAGTAAATTTGAACTTAACTGTATCTACGACAAAAACAACAATAAATGCAAATGAAACCACAACCGTAGAGATAATACCACCATTTTTTAAATATATCATTCTGAGTCCTAGAATGGAGAAATCTGCTTTCTTTTTCTTCAAAACCAAGTATAGAACAGTTCAAATCAATCAACCAATTCCAGATATTTGGAAAGACTTACCTGATTGGAAATTAGTTGAAGAGTATAAAAACATAAAGATTTATAAATGGATAGGAACAAGTATAGATGGATAGTATGGTGAAAATAAGGAGAGAATGATATGAATACAGATTTGATAGAAAGAGTAATAAAAAACAAATGGGAACATTCACAAGAGTTAGAAAGAAAATATAATGAGGAAAATAAACCACAGAAATGGGGGGTTCCATATAGTTTCAAGTTTTGGGCAGACCTAATTGAGTTGAAAGATTTTGATGGCTTAAATATAGAAGTTGGGTGTGGTTCTGATGGCTTTTGGAGATTTTCGGATAAAATAATTGGGACAGATTCACTAGATTTTAGCCAATATGGAAAGAATTTTATTCAAGCAAATGCTGAAAACCTACCTTTTGAGGATAACCATTTTAGAGATTGTTATGCCATGAATATGTTAGACCACACCGAACATCCGCAAAAAGCACTAAATGAAATGATTCGTGTTTCCACAAATAGAATTTATATTTTTTCAAATATTTTCTCACCCATTGTCAAACCAATAATGAATGAGTTTGATCAGATACACCCATATCATTTCACTGAGAAAGACTTGATCAGTCTTGTACCAGATACGGTTTTTATCTCAATGTCCAAGCGAAAGCTATTTGTAGAATCTCTCACAGCAGGAATATTACTAAAATTGAAATTGGATTTTGCTCTATTATTAGGTACACACCGTTTATTGGTGCATCTGGACAAGAAAGACCCATTATTAATATATAAGAAGTGAAAAAAATGATGTCCTCTGTTGTTCTTCCGACCCGTAATGCAGAGTGGTGTCTACCATATTCATTAAAGATGTTGTTAGAACAGGTAGTTCAACCAGATGAATATGTGGTTTGCATAGGTAAAAGTGAAGATAAAACAGAGGAATTAATATTAGACTTTCAGAAAAAATGTAGTGTGCCTGTTAGACTGTGCTATGATAGAGAGGGCATAGGTACAGGTTATGCTATGAGTCTATCACTATCAAAAGCTAAGGGGGATATAATTCTCTGGGCAAGTTCAGATGGAATCAAGTCAAAACATTGGGTAGAAAGAATGATGGGCTTTTTTGTCAGTAATGAAAATTTGTCTTATTTATGTAATTCGGGCACACCAGAGAATCCAAGTAAAATATCTGAGGTTGATCCAGAGAAAATTCCAGCTTCGACAGAACTGAAATACACAAATGGTGCTGATCCACTATCTGGAATAATTGCATTTAGGAGAAAGGATGCTATTGAAGTTGGTGGTTTTGATCCATTATTTACACGTGGTCAAGACTTTGATTTAGTTATACGTTTATCACAGGCAGGAAAAATAGGTGCTGATTGTGGCTCGGAAGGATACCATTTTGGTATATATGGAATGAGAAATATAACCAAAGCCCTAAAAACAGGTACTTTTTTCAGGTTTTTTTATAAATATGGTTGGCGTTATTGTTTGTTATGTAAACATCACTTTTTTGGTGTATTATTAAGAACTGGCTTTTTATTTTCAATTATTATGATTCTGCTTAGTTTAGCCATAGGTTCTATTCCGTCAGCAACCTTATTTGGATTAACCTTGGCATTGTCCATATTTGGATTGTGCTATGGTGTAATTGTATCTCACGGAAAATTGAGCCTAAATTTGTTAGTATTCCAGTTTTTGGAGAGTATTGGAGAGTATAAACAGCTATGGATTTTAATTAAAAACAAGAATAAACCAGAATTTGGATATGGAAAGAAATGGTTGAAATGAAAAAATTAAAAATTGCTCTGGTCATAGGAACCAGACCACAGATAATCAAGTCTGCACCCATAATAAACGAAGCTGGAAAGCATAAAGAAATTGAGATGTTTATAGTACATACTGGACAACACTACGATTATGAAATGTCAAAGGAATTTTTCAACGAATTATCCCTTCCTGATCCTGTTGTAAACTTGGGTGTTGGTTCGTGTTCACCTGTACAGCAAATAACGAAAATGATGTGTGGTTTGGAAGATGCATATAATAGTTTGAAACCCGATATTGTTCTTGTTCCGGGTGATACAAACTCGACATTAGCAGGTGCTTTATCAGCAGTAAAGATGTCTATTCCCGTTGTTCATGTTGAGTCGGGTGCTAGAAGTGGAGATATGACTATGCCCGAAGAAGTTAATAGACGTATTGTAGATCATATATCATCTATGTTATGTGCTGTTTCAACAGATTGTATCACCAATCTCTTAAATGAAGGAATATCAAGTGATAAAATAGAACTTGCAGGTGATACTATGTATGAAAGTATAATTCAACATAAATTAGATATTGATCAAGCAAGAACAGCAAGAATGTTTTTTGGTCTTGTTGAAAAAACGTATTGTGTTTTAACTCTGCATAGAGAATCTAATGTTGATGATTTAGATAAATTAAAATCAATAATTAATTCCATCATAGAATCACATATGAATGTTATTTTCCCCTGTCACCCACACACTAGGAAAAATTTGGAACTTTTGGGTATTAATTTACAAAACATTAATATAGTAGACCCATTACCATACTTTGAAATGTTAAGTCTCGTTCAAGATGCTAGTGTGGTGATCACAGATTCTGGTGGTTTGCAGAAGGAAGCATTTTGGTTAGGTACTCCATGTGTAACTTTGAGAGAGAATACTGAATGGGAATGGACAATAAAAGCGGGTGCAAATCGTCTTGTTGGTTCCGATCCACAAAAGATCATAGATGGTATTCATATAGCACAAAAAAGTGTATTTCAGAAATTCTCAGGTTTGATAATTCGTGATGCTTCAAAAAGAATTATTAATGAACTTTTAAGGATGAATGTAGTATGAAAGTTCTATTCGATTGGGACAATCCAGACTTGGACTACATATATGCTATGCAAAGGGGCATAAAACTCATTGTTTATTCTGTATGTAGGGTACTTCATTTAAGACCAAAGTATGTTGAGGAAGTTTATACCGAAACGGATAAATATGTTGAGACTGTATCTAAACTCAATCAGATGCTTGGTGTGGAAACTGTGTTCGGAATACGTGATGATGTGTCTAAAGTCAAACCACGATCTGTGATATATCTGAGGGAACACGAAAAAGATGTTAGAAGGCACATTCACATCGGTAAGCGTGGACCAGATAGAAAAAGGCTATGGGAACCACCATTAACTCAGAGTATGGATACTTGGCACTATGATGTAGATTATTATGAAGGACACAAACCAATATTAAAAGAGGGTGAACTACCAATTTGGCACATTGATAGACCATATAGAATTAGTACATATATTGATTTCATTTATGAAACAAAAGAAAAAAGTAAGGAAAAACAGCAATCAAGTGGATGATGTAAATGGCACATGGTACATTTCACGATATAGATTCGATTCTTGACTTATTACCAGCAAATATTCAGGGGGCACGTATTCTGGATATTGGCTTTGGTTGTGGGCAGATTTCACATACAATAGTGTCTTTTGCAAATCGAAACCAGAAAATTAGTGGAGAACCATATATTGTTGGTATAGATGTAGACCCAATCAATGTAGATTTTGCAAAAAAGTGGATGCCATTTATCAGAGAGGTATATCTATATGATGCCATAAATATACCATATCCAGAGAATATCATAAAAGATTTAGATATTATAATATGTACAGAAGTTATAGAACATATTGAGGATAAAGAAAAAGTATTAAAAATGATTGAATATCTTAGAGATAAAGCCAAACTTGTTATATTTGTATGTCCATATGGTAATACATTATCGAGAGTGGGTGATGATGTTATTGATTATCACAAATCTATATGGTATGATACAGACTTTAAGAAACTTGGTTTTAATACAAAGATAATAAACAGGATTTATTGGAGTGGTTTAGAGTATATGATTGTATCTAGTGTTATGACCATTATAAACTTTTTTAAACCACACAATAAAAGTATATTAAGAACTATTATTGCATGGAAAGTAAATAAATTAAGGTGTTGATTAATATTATAGGAAATCCATCATTAAAGAAACTGTTAGAATTAGCAAAATCTTCAGATATTATTCTGGATGCTGGTGCTGGTGATTTAAAATATACAAAATATCTGATGAATATGGGTTATTCCGTTATTCCAGTTGATGTTTTAGTGCCAAAAGATATTGAAAATATACCTTTTATACAGTCTTCTATAGAAAATTTGCCATTTAGAGACAATACATTTGATTTTGTTTTCTGTATTTTGGTTATTGGATATGTTGAAAAAGATCAAAAAGCGATTGATGAATTTTACAGAGTCTTAAAAAAAGGCTCATTTTTGGTGATTAGTTTTCAATCATCATTATCTGCCTACAGACTATTGATAGACCTTGAAAATTTATTAAAAATCAATACTTATACCAATAACTTACAATCACAATATTCAGAATATAACCAAAAAACACACTATTATACAAACACACAAGCTAAAAGTATGCTAAATAAATTCAAAATAGAACAATTATATGGATATAACCTAAATTTTATACCTAGACTACTTTCTATATTTTACAAAGCCATATTCGGAAAAAATTCAAGACCTGATAATATAATAAAAGTGAGTACATCCCTATATAATAAGGTAGAAAACAAGACATATAAAAATAGGTTCTTAACCGAATTCTGTTATGACAAAGTAATTGTCTGTAAAAAAGAATAACATTTATAAACACTTCTATTTATATATACTACATAAAAATGCTAGTTGATTGGAACCAACCAAGCGTGAACTCGGAACCGGAAGCGTAAAGCGGAAATTAAAGCGGAAAGCGGAAGTAAAATAAATGAAAACAAATAAATTAGGAATTAAATATACAGGATTGCCCCTTCATCTTACTGCATATGGGCAACCCATACCTTGGAAGATGTTGTTCCGCAGGTCTAGTTTGAAAGGCTGGTCTTTTTCACCAGAATTCGAGAATTTATATTATAGGGAACTTCCTGTATGGAGAAAACTTTATAAACCTCCATTTTCCCTAGTTGGCAAAACTGTTCTAAATGTTGGTGCAGGGTGTGGAGAAACTTCCAAATTCTATATAGAAGAACTTGGTGCTAAACAGGTAATAGCTGTCGAAATGGAACCTGTTGCATTAAAATACCTCAAAGAAAATGCCCAAACTCACCCCATCATCGTTATAGGCAAACCATTTTCAGTTGATATGCTCTCAATACCCCACCATTTTATGGAGATGGACATAGAAGGTTATGAGGGCGGTTTACTTGATGGTGACATACTCAAAAATTACCACACACCATGTGTGATAGAGGTTCATACTGGGTATCTTGTTGATAAATTCATAGCTAATGGATTTGTTGGCAAAAACGTTTTTGAGCATCAGAGAAGTGTAAATGTATCAATAATGCACAGGTGGTGATTATCACTGTGGTGTCTGATTCCACCACTCTTTCAATACCTCAACCACATCATATCGCTGTTGATTTGGATAGAACATATAATCAGCAAAAAGTAAAATAATAAAAATTGGAACGAACAGGATTATTTTTATGGCTTTATCAATCCAGTAAAGTGCTGTTTTTTCCAACCGTCACCACTCTGATTTGCCTGAATAGGACTTGGATGTATCATGTCTGTGGTTTTTGAACTTACGATCTAACTCTTCTATTTTATCATTAGCCTCAGCTATTTCACCAGCAATGGCAGGACCAGCAACATCCCTGTGGAAAAGTCCCAACCTATCAGCTATCACACCTCTGATAACATCATATCTAGTTCTGTTTTTGATGTTCTCACTATTTTCCATAGTCTTGTCAAACTCTTCAAAAAGTTTGAGTGTTGGCAACTTGCAAACCTCATCATATACCTTTGTTTCTTCATTATCCATAATTTCAGAGAAATATGGAAAATCAAAATCGTTATTTGACATTTTGTTTTACCTTTAGGATTCCGTTTAGACGGGGATTCCCACAGAACTGTTTTTAGGAGAGTTTATAAGTGTTTCGGTGTCCATAACATTTATAAATCAACCACAACGTAATATTGGTGTAAATCAATGTCTGATCCTATTATCTATGAGCCAACGGTGAATAGGGCAAAATCTATAGGAAAGGGAACAAAAATCGGTGCTTTTTGTGACATCGGTACAGATGTTGAGATTGGTGAAGATTGCAACATTCAATGTAGAGTATCAATACCAAACGGAACTAAAATTGGTAACAGGGTTTTTATCGGTCCAAACGTTACATTCTTAAATGACAAATATCCACCAAGTAGTAAGAATTTACCCCCAACAATTGAAGATGATGTTGTACTTGGCGGTAGTTGCACAATATTTCCGGGTATAAGAGTTTCCAGTGGAATTGTTGTTGGTGGGTCTGCTGTTGTCACAAAATCCCTCTATAATAAGGGGGTTTACTTTGGAAATCCAGCAAAATATAAATATGATATTAATAAATACTTTGCTAAAAAGAAAATATATGAGGAATCACATTGAACGAGTTTGATGACGTTATCAAGCTATTTGAGGAAGAGATTGCCAAATATATTGGTACTAAATATGTCGTTGCTGTTTCAAATGGAACATCTGCCATTCATACTGCTTTAATTGCATCTGACACTTGGGCAGATGTAATAACCACACCCTTTACATTCATAGCAACCGTTGACCCAATTCTTCAGATAGGTAGAAAGCCTATATTCGTTGATATAGATAGAAAAACTCTATGTCTTGATCCAGAACTTGTACAGAAAAAGCTGGAAGAAAACAATCGTATTAGCACGATTCTCAATGTCGATCTCTTTGGTAATACAGAAAACCTTCTCGAAATCAGGAAGATTTGTGACAACTCAGCCGTGAAGTTCATTGAAGATGCCTCTCAAGCCTTTGGTGCAAAAGTCAAGGATGGTAGAAGGGCAGGTTCAATTGGTGATGTTGGCACATTCAGTTTTTATGCCTCAAAAAACCTGTGGACATTTGAGGGTGGTGCTTTGGTTACAGACGATCCTGACATAGATAAAAAAGCTAGAATGATTCGCAATCATGGATTCGATGAGAACGGTGAAAAAGTCATGGAAGGCTACAACTACAAGATGCCAAGGTTATGTGCCTTCATAGGTCTGACAAACTTGCGTTTACACAAAATAGCTATCGAATCTGAATTGGGTATGCTCAGTCCAAAGGATGGTTACTATCCAAAGACGGTTTACCAAAACAAATATTATAAAAAGTATGCATGTTCCTGTCCTGTGGCAGAGGAAGTTGCATTAAAAGTGAGGATGAAAATATATTGAGAATACTTGTAACAGGCGGTTCTGGATTTGTAGGAAATGCTCTAGTCGAAAGACTAAAGAGCCAAGGTCACGATGTCTTTAATTACGACATAAAACACGATGAAAGATATGACATCACAGATGGTGATAGGTTGATGGATGTTTTTTATAAATTTGATCCAGATCAGGTCTATCATATTTGTGCCCAAGCCTTTCTCAAACCCGGAGAACAAAATCCAGAAATGGACATAAAGATAAACGAGTTTGGGATGATCAACCTTCTAAAATGTTTGGAAGGTACAGATATTCCGATGGTCTACACCTCTTCTGGTGCTGTTTATGGACTTTCAAATGTACCACACTCAGAATATTCAATGTGTATACCTGTCAGCAACTATGGAATATCCAAGTATGCCGCAGAACAATACCTAAGAAAATGGGTTATTACGAAGAATGTAAATGCAAGGATTATCCGTTTCAGTAGTGTCTATGGACCGAATAGAACTGAGGGACCAGTAAACATTTTCATCAACAAGGCATTAAAAGGTGAACCTCTCACAGTTTATGGTGATGGTAAGCAAACAAGGGATATGATCTACATAGATGATGCCCTTGATGGGCTTCAACTTGTGTTAGAAGATGGCATACGTGGTGAAACATACAATATTGGTACAGGTGTTGAGTCAAGTGTGCTTGATGTTGCAGAAATTATATCCAGACAAACGGATGCTAAAATAGTTTTTGTTCCATATGAGATGTCTGCTTTTGATCTAAAAAGGTCTTGGTACAATATAGATAAAATTGTGAAACTTGGGTTTGTGCCACTTCACGATTTGGAAATGGGCATTACACTAACTATGGAAATTATGAAGGGTGTATAACTTATTTGTACTTCTCACACCATGCAATAATCATAATAGCAATTTTCCTATTCTTTGCACCGAAGGATAATCTATATCTTTTAATTCCATTCTTTATTGGTGGTGTGTTGATAGATTTTGATCATTGTTTCGATTATTATCTCAGGTATAGGAAACCAACATATTCACTTAGAGAACTCTCAGATGGTCTTGCAGATAGACCACATTATATATTGCCTCTTCATAGTTATGAATTTATGTTAATTGTTATTGGTTTGATGTTTTTTATTCATAATCAATATATTGTTTATTTTGGTGCTGGATATTTCATACATATTTTTTTGGATATAATATTTAATCATTATAATGGTGTTATGTCTCTGTCTTTAATATATAGACTTAAAAACTGGTGGAGTATTGTATGTTCAAATACGGATTAAACGGAATATTGTTAGCATTGGTGAATAGCAAACTACTATTATTGCTTACGTTTACAACCATTACATTTATTATGTGTTTTATGTTTGGTGCATCTCCAATGGAATGGATAGCTGTTCTTATATGTTCATCTATGTTAATGGCACTAGAAATGATGAATACTTGCGTAGAAGCAATATGCAACATGATTGATCCAAATCCCAATCCACAAATAAAAATTATTAAGGATATTAGTTCTGGTGCTGTTTTACTATTCACAATATTTACATTCTTCGTGGGATGTATAATATTCATACCAAAGTTGTTGGTGTATTTGTGATGAAATGGTATCAATGGATAATTAAAACAACTATTATTTCAGCAATTGGTGTTATGGCTGGTATATTAGTTAATTCGGTTATTATAGTACAAATTTCTTTTGGCTTTGGTTGTGCGGCTTTTATGATAACACCAGATGTGACTGATTAAAATGATTGATGTAATTATACCCACAAAAAATTCTGAAGGAACACTTGAAGTCTGTCTCAAATCACTGAGACAACAAACCATTCCTGTCAGGATCATAATTGTTGATGGTTGTTCAACTGATAAAACTCTGGAAATTGCCAAAAAATATGGCTGTGAAATCTATGATGAACCCAAGTCTCTTGGAAAGGGAAGTAAACGTGCAGTTGCCTGTAATCAAGGACTCATGCACGTTACATCCGATCTTGTTGCCTTCCTAGACAGCGATACGGAAGTTCCACACACTTGGGCAGATGATATGGAAGAGATGTTTTCTGATCTAAACAATTTTGGTGAAATGCCAATTGCAGGAATATCTTCTGGTTGTGTACCAGACGCTTCCTCAGAACTTTCACAAGCAATAAATTCTGTAATGAAACTTGCTTCTAATCACTCGCAAAAATATGATGATTTCACATATGTCAATAGCCTACCCGGATATAACAGTGTATATAGAACAAAAGCAATAGCAGATGTTGATGGATTTAATGAGGATATTGGTGGTGCAGAAGACTATGAGATGAATTATAGACTACGTAAGAGAGGATATAGATTATTAGGTGTCCCAAACTCACCAGTAATACATCACGAAAGAAAGACAATAAAACAATTCCAAAAGCAAATTTTTGGCTATGGTTGGAGTTGGGGTAGGATGTTGAGGGTAAAACATTTCTATCTTCCATCCCGTTCTCTGCCATCATTATTAATTCTTCTAAGTCCTGTGTTTTTCTTCATACCGTATTTTATTGGAACAAGACCACTGATTGATTGTATTGGTGCTTTCTTTGGAAGCTGGGGCTTAATTTTTACAATTATGAGTGTAGATTTAAAGAACCATCACAATTATACAGTACTAAGAGTTGCTATCATTCTTGGCTTTTATTTCGGAATTGGATATATAAAAGCCATTATACAAGATTCTTAGGTTCGGAAGATTTATATAAGAGATATGTATCTATGTGTATGGTACACATGCCAAAGCCAAAATTTGAATCTCTGGAAGTTATTCGGATACCATTGGTTGAGTGCCCGAAATTAGGTACGCAGGTTCTAATAGGAAAGACCTGTAACCTTTGTAGGTTCTTTGATGGATATACATTCGATAATGTTTGTATCAGGTGTTCCTACAAGAGTGACAAACTTTGACTCGTCTTGTATACTACAGGACTGAAAGAGATAAACTTTCTAACACAAAGTATGATCAGCCCATAACTCAAATAGAGGCAATCGGATTAACTTATTTTATGTGTTGGAGATTTCATGTCCCTATACCAAACATAAAAATACAAAATAGGAGGTTCTGTAAATTCGTGTATCCTAACACGATACAATATGTCAAGTATAGGCAAATAATTGCTGGTGATGTTTCCCATGAATTTGCCCACTATCTTCAACATTACAAGACAGGTAAGACCAGACATGATAGAAGGATGTTGGTGTACACAAAGATGATACAGAGATATGTAGACACATTAATATAATTATTCCTCATAGACATACAAACATTTATATTTATTATCTATATACATATACGATATGGTCAACATAAATATTGAGCCAGTACGTGTGACAAACGTTGAAAATGACAGCGTTGAAATCGTTGAACGTAAGGGTTTTGGGCATCCAGATACAATCATAAATAGTATCGTTGATGCAATCTCTGTAGAATACTTCAAGAACTGGAAACAGCACCACAACTTTGATAAGGCAACACTCTTTGCTGGTGAAACACAACCAGCCTTTGGTGGTGGGAAGATCATAAAACCAGCCACGATATGTTTGGGTGATAGAGCAACATCTATTATTGATGGGAAGAAAGTGGACATCCACCCAGTTATAGAGCAAACAATCAAGAACTGGTTTAAGACAAATTTAGATATGTTCCCTATGCCGAAATATGTTTCATACCTAGCTGAAGGCTCTGGTGATCTCAATGATATTTTTGAACGAACTAAAAATGGTGAATTTCTACCAGCCAACGACACATCTGCGGCTGTAGGGTATGCACCATTCACACCGACAGAAAATCTCACAATAGGGCTTGAGAAATATCTTAACACACCAGAATTCAAGAAACAATATCCATGCTCAGGCAAGGACATCAAGGTAATGACTATCAGAAACGGCAAACAATTAGACATCACGGTGGCAATGGCTATGATTGATAGATATATCACAGATATGTATGCTTATAGGAAGGACAAAGAAGAGATTACAAGATTAATAGCTAGATTCTGTAGAGAGAATTATCCAGATTATACTCCAACAATTAGGCTCAATACATTGGATAGATATGATAATGGAATAAATGGTTTGTATCTCACCGTCACAGGAACATCAGCCGAATCTGGTGATTCTGGTCAAGTTGGTAGAGGTAACAATCCTGTTGGTTTGATCTCAATGTCCAGACCCATGAGCGTTGAGGCGGCAAGTGGTAAGAATTCAATCTCACACATCGGAAAAATCTATAATCACTTCTGTTTCTATCTTGCGGATAAGATATACCAGAATTTCAAGGAAAATCAGATAAGTACCGTCTATGTCTGGATGGTTAGCAGGATTGGAACACCAATAAACGAACCGACAATCATATACATAAAACACGATGGGTTGATGGTTCACAAAACAGTAGTAGAAGATGAAATAATCAATCTGGTGAACCATGAAATGCTGGGACTTGGAGATTACTGTGAAAAGTTAGCTAATGGGCAGATACAGGAATATTAAATTTATCTTTTTTTCTTTCTTGTTAATCTGTTTTTAGCTCTTGTCAATAAACTGGGTTTTTTGCTTGCCTTCCAGTATGGGATATAATCAGCTACCGTTTGTTTTGGTGAATTTCCCAGTTTACTGTAGTCTTTTGGTGGTGGATTATAGTCAAATGTTGTAACAGGCTTTTTTTGCTCTATTAAATACATTTTTTTAACATCTGTATATGTTGGGATTTCATAATATGGCATTTCTTTATATGCTGTATTTCTATATCTAGATGGCATATTTTTACATTTATGATTCTCAGGCAATCTATGTTTATCGCAGAAATATCCACCACAAAAAGGACATTTATATGGCATATAATATTCGGGTCGTGTTGAATAAAACATACCCGATTTATCTTTTCTAGCTCTTGGTTGAGCTATTAATTCATTATTACAGAAATCACAACGTGTTTTATTTCCAGATGTCATATTAATCAATTTAATATAATATGTTTTTGTTTATAAATATTACGGGCTTTATATAAGGTTTGTGTTTTTATTCTCCTAGATATGTATATTCCTCATATATTAATACTGAAATACCAAGTACACATAATGGAATGGCAATAACCAAGGCAATTTCTAAAATCCAAAATATAAGTTTTGGTAGTGGGAATATCAAATAAGCCATAAAAGATATAAATATGATTGTAAGTAGTGTTATTATAAAAAGTGCCTGTTTGTTGTTCATTGTGTCTTTTCTCTGTTTTCAAGTTCATCAAGGTTTTTCTCGCTCTCAACAAGCTGATCTTGTACCCTCTTGACATAGCCTATACTAGCATCATACCAACCAATATCGATCTTATCAACTTTACCACTGTCTATGAGCATGTCGATCCATCGGTGAAGTCTTGTCCTGTCTATGGTATAGTGACCGACTGTTGATCCATCTGGGATAATCTCATCGTCTGGTGTCATCCCCCTCATAAAGAAGTCTACGTTGTACTGAAGCATCTTGGGTTTTACGGTCATTGAAGTTCCCTCATAATCTTCCAGAGTGCCATGTCATATCCACAGTGGTTGCAGTGGATATAAACCCATTGCTTTTCCTTTTCACCAACGATGTAGATGCCACTATCATGTGGACCC